GGAAGTGTTCCATTATTCTTTATGAAGAAAATATTCGAAAATGTAATTCCTAATACTAATTTTACACTAATGCAAATATATCATATTCTATAAATAATAAATAAAATGATATCCTATCTTAAATAGGATATCATTTTATTATTTTAATATTTTAATTAATATAAGAAGGAGAATTGATAATATATGAATATTGATGTTTATAACACACATATAGAAGTTTATCCTTACACGAAATCAGATTGTCCTTTACTTGAGGATATGTTTACAGCTACTGATAAGTTTGCTGATAAAACTTATCCTTGTGGATATATGATAGAAAATAATAAATTATATTTACCTGCTGCTATGAATATTGCTAAGTTAGAAAATTTATTAAATGTGAAAGCTACATATAAGCATTTCTCAGATCCTTATGATGAAATGAATACTGAGCATTCATCATTTGTAGAAGCTCGTGATGATATTCAAGAAAGAGCTGTTAATTTTCTAAATAAAGACAATAATCAATTAGCGTTAAATCTTCAAACAGGTTTTGGAAAAGAACAACCATATTCATCAAAAATTCCAACACCAAAAGGATATCGAAGAATGGGAGATCTAAAAATCAACGATGTTATTTTTGGTGCTCATGGAAAACCAGTTAAAATTACTAATATTTATGAGCAAGGAATTAAGCATATATACATAATTACATTTAGTAATGGAAGTACTGCTAGATGTGGATATGAACATTTATGGTTAGTTCGAGAAAATGAAAATTCAGAATATAAGGTAATGGAATTTAAAGATATTTATGAAAATTATAAAAATATTAAATATCAAATTCCAAGAGTATCTCATGCTGTAGAATATGATACCAGATGTAATAATTTATCATATATTCGAAGAGCTGGAATATATTATGCAACTAAAGCTACAGATCCAAATACAAGAATACCTGATGAATTAATGTATAATAATAAAAGAGGAAGAATTGAATTTTTAAAAGGTTACTTATATGAGAATGGAACAATTACAGAAGATAATGGAAATTATATTGTCTCATGTACTTGTAACAATCCTACGATAAGTAAGCAGATAGTAGAAATGCTTAGAAGCTTAGGATGGGATGGAGAAATATATGAAAAGAATCAACAATTCTTACCGTATAAATCTATCATTGTATTCGATATGCCGAATAAAGATAAGCATAAATTATTTATCGATCTTGATAAGAAAGAAATTGCTAAAGAAGCAATTTCTAATGAAAATGCTATTGAAACTTTTAAAGACTATTTGACTATAGTAAAAATTCAACACTGTGGAAAAGAAGAATGTAGATGCTTAACTGTTAATAATCCTAAGCATTTATATCTCACTGATGATTTTATAGTCACTCATAACACAGTTTGTGTTTCAATGGCTTTAACAAATCAGAATGTAAAAAGTTTAATTATAGTTCCCACTGATGTTATTAAGAATCAATGGTTAAATACTCTAACCACAATGTTTGATTATAAACCTAAGCATATTATAAATATAGCAGGTAGTAATATTATTAATCAAATAATGGATGATTCTATAGATATTAGTAATGCTGATATTTTCATTGTTAATCATTCAACTCTACATAGTTACATTATGCAAGTTGGAGGATATCAATTTCATGAATTTATTAAGAAATTAAGAATTGGAGTTAAAGTTTATGATGAATCACATCTAAACTTTGCCAATATATTACTTATTGATTTCTTTTCTAATACTAAAAAGACTTTCTACATTACTGCTACATTTGATAGATCTGATAAAACAGAATCAATGTGTTTTAAACGTTGTTTCCAAAAGTTAGAAACTTTTGGAGAAAATGAATCAATACAAGCTCAGAGAAAACATGTATTGTATCATGTAGTAAATATTAATAGTAATATTCCATTAAAGAGTAAAGCTAAATTATTAAGTTACCCGGGATTTGCTCAACCTATTAATACTCTAATACCTCTAGCATCAGGCGGATGTAAAAGATTAGGAGAACTTGCAATAGGTGATCTAATATTAGATAGATTAGGAAGACCTACAAAAATTATAGCAATGTATGAACATCCAAGTGAAGATGCATATGAAATAAAATTTAGTGATGGGAGAACATCAATATGTTCTGCTGAACATTTATGGTATGTAAAAAGATCATCATGGAAATTTCCATATAGAATGGAAGCTATAATGCTCAAAGATATAATAAAAGATTATAGAATTGAACGAAATCGAGTCAACATTAAAAGTGGTAAATATATTTATAATTATAAAATTCCAGTAAATAAATCTATTCAATATTCACATAAAAATATTCCAATAGATCCTTATATATTAGGAGCTTTTATAGGAGATGGATGCTGTGGAGATAAATATTTAAATTTATCTAATTTAGAAAAAAGTCCTAAAGAAGGAATTGTTAGATATATTGAAAATATAACCGGTTTCACTGCATTATATAGATATAATGGAAAATGTCATTTCTTAGATCAAACCAATCATCATGTAAAGACTAAAGATTTCTTTACAGGATGTACAGATTTTATGATAGATTGTAAAGCACAATTTAAATCAATTCCAAATGATTATATTTATAATGATGAAGAAACTAGATGGTCTATATTACAAGGATTAATGGATACTGATGGAAGAATTAAGATATTACAAAAAGAAAATGTATGTTACAAATCAATTGAATACACATCGACTTCTGAGCAATTATTAAAAGATATTCAACAAATATGTTGGTCATTAGGATTAGGATGTGGATATTATCAAGATACGAGATCATATAAATATTCACTTGGATATGCTGGAGTATTATCAATTCAAATTGATAATAAATTAGTACCTAAACTATTTAGATGTAATTCTAAAAAAGTATACTTAGCGAATATTGTATCAAATTATAAAGATTTTAAAGATCGATCCATGACAACAATTTTAAATATTAAAAAATTAAATAAAAAAATTGATATGAGATGTATAACAGTTGATAATGATGAACAACTTTATTTAACAAATGATTATATAGTTACTCATAATACTACTAATAAATATGCAAAGTATGCTTATTTTGAAGATGTTAATCAAACAGCATATAATACAATACTTGATATAGTTAAAAAGTTTGATGAAATAGATGGCAAAATACTAATATTTGTTCCAACTATTGAATCGGTTGAAGAAGTTTGTAGTAAACTGAGAAAAGATGTTTCGTATAAATCAGTTGGACTATATCATTCTAAAGTTGATAGAGAAGAAAAAGAAGCTTGTAAGAAAAAAGATATCATAGTATCAACCGAAAGAAGTTTAGGTACTGGTACTGATATCAAAGATCTCAGATGTGTAATTCTCGGAACACCGATAGCATCTAAAGTATTAGCACAACAATTGATAGGACGACTTAGAGAATATGCACCTGATAAAGATACATATTTCTTCGATGTAATTGATGTTTCAATTCCGCCTGTTAATTGGTATTTTAGAGCTAGATTTTCAAGAATCAAATTATTAGTTAAAGAAGTAATTTATTTAAATATGTAAATATATGTAAGTGTCGGTATAATCCGACACTTACATATATTTTTATTTATTTATTTTTTTCATTAAAATATTATGTATATTTTAATTTATATTTTTATTTTGAATTTTGCAGAAGCTCATAATCATTATGATTATGATAATGATTAGTTATCATAATACATATTGTAAAATCTTTCTATGGGATATTTTCTTTCTGAGAGAAAGAAACAAAGAATATTATTTTTTATTTTTATTTTCTAAATTATTTAATTTATTCTCAATTGATTCTAATTTCTTATTAAATTTTAATATCTCAGAAATTTTATTAAATTGATTTAATATTTTTTGCATAGTTAATTCTAATGAATTTAGTCTATTATTAATTAAATCAATATCAGTATTTTTAGTTATTTCTTTTCTTCTTGATATTGGAGTTAATTCATTATTAGTATCATTAGAAGATTTATTATCTAATAATTTAAATAAATTATCAACTGATTCTTTAGATGCAAAATTGGTTAATTTTGCATCTAAATTATTTATTCTAGTTATAATACTAATTGGAATATCATTCTCTGTTAATTTTTCTTTCTTTTTATTTACTTCTATAATATTATTAGTATCATTTTTAGATTCATTAGTATTATTTTTTATTAATGATTTTATATATGATAATTCATCAGATAATTTATCAATTTTATCAATTGATAAAATTGGAATATCTTCTTGTAATAAATTTGAAGTTGATACAATTAATCCATTCTTATCATAATTAACTTTACATCCTGTACCAATAATATCAGATTTAACTAATTCTCTATCTTCTCTATTCAGCATATTATTTATTTCTGATTTATCAATTTTTTTATTTAATTCTCTTCTTAAACCTTTTATCTTATCAATTGATAATGTTGGTATATCCATTTCTGTTAAATCTTCGGATTTGATAATTAATCCATTGATATCATAATAAATTTTATATCCTATAGATGATCTTGAATTTGTATTCTTTTTTACAAATGATTGATTATCAATTAATATTGAACTTATTTTTTTATTAATATCATTTATATTTTCTTCTAGTGACATAATTTTCTTTTGTAAATTATTTAATAAATCAACATTCATAATTTCTAATACCTCCTAAAAATATAATTAAAAAATATTATTTATTAATGAAAAGTCATGATCTCAACGAAATAGATAATAATTTTGACCATAAATTTTTTAGATTGTTGAAGGGAATGATATATTTATGAATACACTGTTTCCCATTAATAATATTAATCATGATGAATATCCAAATACAGCTGAAATTAATGAATACAAAGATAATTTAGTTAAAGAAGGATATGTATTACCTGACTCTGATGGTAGTAAATCATCAATTATTCGAAATAGTGCTGTATTGAATAATTCATTTAATGAGAAATTATTAAATGAATCTTTAAAAGAATTATACTTTAATAATTCAAATAAATTAAAAGCTTCTAATAGTGCTAACGTAAATTTCTATAGTTGGTTTGGTACTATGGAAGATGTAACGATAATACCAAATACACTAACATGTCAAATTAGAATAGCTACTGAAAACATTATCAATATATCAGATCGAAATAATTTTAAAATAAAACAATTTTTCAGAAAATGGATTGATATAACAGATATTTTGAATAACTACGATACTTTTCATTTTGCTATTCTATTATTTATTAATCAAAGAATTTATTCAGAATATAAATTTAGAATTGATGATAAAGAGACTATTTTACAATTTAAATTTAATGAGAGATGGTTAAAAAATAACTATCCTATTTATATTTATAAATTTGATACTAATGCTCAATGTAGAATTAAAATTACAAATGAATTAGTATTAAATCAATGGAAGTGGAAATTACCATTAGATTATATCACAGATAAAAGAATTATACAAGATAAACATTTTATTTGTACATTCAATAGAATTCAAGAAACTCGAAGTGATAAAAAAACAGTAGATGTTATTGGAGAAAATATAGAATTTTTATCAGTTGATGATAAAGGATACATTGATCTATCAAATATCAGTGAGAAAAATAAAAATATAATTTATTCAGAGCCAAAAGAATGGATGTATATGAGTATAATAGTTCCAAAATATTTCCATGAATATCCAATATTATTACCTACTGATGTAATTTATAGATCATATTCATCTAATATGGATAGAATTGCAGTATTAAGAAATCAACAAGCTTACTTTGTAAAATCTCAAAATGAAGATCTAAAACAAGTTTATGTTGATATGGGAGATGGTAATGAAAATACTGAAAGTGGATGGAAGAATTTAATAAGACCAATAGTTCTTTCAGATTCATTCAATTCTCCAGAAATTGAAATGTATGATAAATTAGAAATAGAATTAAAACCTTTAAGAGATGCTACAGTTGAATTAGCAAATACTTATGAAAACTTTAGATTCTTTTTAAAACAATCTCACACATCAGAAGAATTTATAGAATACTGCAATTCATTAATTACTAATGGAAAGAAGATTAAAGAATTATATACAAATTTTCTATATAAACATCAAATAGATCAAGATATAGTATACAATGATTTATTTGATTATTATTTAGAAATTATTGAGTCATTAAAAATAAAACAAGATAATTCAGAATGGCTAATTACTAAAGCAAATTCTAATAGAAATTTTTTCCATAAATTTAGTCCTATTATATATACACCAAGATTATTAGTAGATAAATACTATATATCTCAATTAATTGGTCAAGTTAAAAATAGATTTATTCAATGGGAGAATGTAGATGAATTAGCTTACAAATTAAGATTTAGAAGACCTATTGAAACAACTGATTTTTGGACATTCGAATATGATTTTGATAATAAGGTTTGGAAACCATATCCATTATCTATTGAACATCATTTCCCTGATGTTTATATTCCAACTGAATCAGACAGCACAAAAAATATTACTAATAGAATATTTAAAACATTCTTTTTCTATTCAGATACAATAAATGAATTAGATCCAACTACTGATATTGAGAAATCTTCACCATCTTGGGATGAAGATATTGAACGATATGAAATAGATAAAAGAGGAAATTATCAAGATATATTCATGGGAAAATTCTATTGGATGGGAGTAAAATCTATATATAAAAATATTCTAAATACAAAATATAGATGGGAAGCTATAGAATATGTAATAGATAATAAATCATATGATAGATTCAATAAATTATTTATTAAATTAGCAGATCCTTATTTTAAGATGGGACTAGCTACATATTTGAGATCTTCCAATAATGAATTTCCTTTTGATTATGCTATTGATAAAATGAATGAAGCCATAAATAATCAATTAAACAACTATAAGAGAATTACGGCATATGAAAATTATCTATATAAAACTTGGAGTCCTCAATATTTTGATTCATTATTTACTATAGATGATACTAATAAAATTATAGAGGATAATATTTTATACAGACCAGATTATTCATTTGATATTGATAGAGTAATACCGACTATTATTAATTTACAAAATGATATTAGTACACATATTGGAAATTTAGAAATTGATGTTAATTGGATAATAGAGAAATTATCTATAGAAAATTACAATTTAATATTTAAATATTATACTGATTTATTAGATAATCTAATTACAATTCAAAAGAATTCAAAAATATTATTAGATAAAATTAATAGTTTAGATTTAGCCATATATGCTGATGATGAAGTTAATGAAATTATTGATTGTATTAGATTACATGAAGAGAATGTAAATAACATATCAAATCTATTATCGTTAATATATACAGACTGTAATGAAAAAGATATATGTCAGATTAAAGATAATTTACAAGATCAATTACAAACAGCATTAGAAAATGATGTGGGTTATCAAGTATCGTTAATATGTAATATTATTAATGATTTTAATATTGATGAATTCATGAGAATAATGAATGAATTAAGTGTTTATAAAGTTTATAATAAAGAAACTGGAGAAAATGATATTTCATTAATTGGATATTTAAATAAATTTAATAATGCTTGGGCTAATTCAGTTAAGCAAGCTAGAAATGATTTCTTTATATCGACTTCATTATTATACGCAAAATTTGATCCTGATAAATCATACACAGAAGAAGAAATTGAAGATTTTATAAATACTATGAATACTACAAAAAGTAATCTTATCAAATTAGATAAAGAAATCAATCAATATTGGAAATATTTTGATCAAGAAAGAGACATTGAATTATTAACTAAATTAGACAACGCATTCGATATAATAGATAAATTAGAAGTTAATATAAATAAATATATGGATTCTAGAAAAGATTTATTAGAATCATTTGATAAAGTTTATTCTATATTAGATGAATTTGAAAAACTCTATTTAGGAAATACAGAAAAAGAATTTGATACTAATATAAGAAATTATATTAATAAAATTCTCTATTATGTTTCATATATAGCTGGAGCTAATAAAAGTACAGAAGCTAATAGTGAATTACAGAATGCTGTACAAGAATCGAAGAAATGGAATGTATTCATAGATGTAATGTATTCAGTATTTGAAAGAATATATTCAATCAGTAATGATACAAATATATTTGTCACGTATGTAATTCCATATCATGATATTTTAGTAAGTCTAATGAATTATTTAAATAGAGTAAATGAAGACTATATTGAATTTGATAACAATCCTAATTATAGTGACTTTTATAAAGTTACTGAAGTAAAATTAGAAAGTGGTGGAATATTACATCGATATGGAGATGAATTATTCATTCCTCATTTAGGTTCATACAGAATAACTGAGACTAAAGATAATATACAAAGAGCTACATTAATTGAATCATTAGATTATTATAATTGGCAATTAGTTAATCCTATGAATAATCCTAATTTATATGAAGGAATTACAAATGGATATGGAATTGGAATTTTAGTTAAACCAATATCAGTTGAACATATGTCATACACTGATAATAGTTTAGCTAAATCATATATAAATGAGATAATAAATATATTAGATAGAATAAGTGAAAATGTTCCAAATCCAAATCGATATAATAATAAATTTTTAGATTCCATATTAAATTCAATATCTATAGTAAAAGATAAATGGATTATCATAAAAGAAAAATGTGTAAATCATATCGATCAAGAAACTGTTGATTACGTAGATACAACATTTAGAACTATTGAAAAGATTGGTAGATTATGTAATAATTACATTGCAATTAGAGATAAAATAAATGTAGATAGTATAGTAAATAATATTAGATTATTAATTGAAACTAGTTATGATTATGCAACTAAAAATAATTTAGTAAATTTAGAATATAATTTCTATCATAAAAGATTTTTGTCATCATTTGTAAATTTAGATAATTTCTATAGTAATGGAACTGATTGGTCCAATGGTACAGAATTAATATCTATATTGAAAGATATTAAGTATGAATTACAAATTTATTATAATTGGGATATTGAAGATCTTCATCAAGAAGAATTTAATGATTTATTTAATTCAATAATGACAGATATAAATTACGTAGTAGAAAATATTCCATTACTAATAAAAGAATATAGACCAATACTAAATCAGAATAATAAACTAAGTCGAAATATTAATGAGAATAATAATCTATTTGAATTACAGAATCAATATTATTATATCAATAATACTTCAATTGGTGATAGTGGTAAAAATTACAAAATTGGAGACATAGTTCAATTACAATATGATGATGAAGTAATATTATTTCAGATTAGAAAAATTGATTCTAATGGAGAAGTTATTTCAGCAGTACCACTAATGAATTACTCTCTACCATTTCAATTAGCTGGGTCGTATAAGACAATAACAAGAGTAGGAAATGGTAAAGGTGTAATTATAAATGTATCCTGTAGAAAAATTACATCATCATTATTTACAATTTTATGGGATGAAACATCAGATGAATTTATAGATGAAAAATATAATGAATCTGATTTAGTTAGATTTGATTTAAATAATATCTATGATCTGAATACTGCGTATGAAGTATTTATTTCAGGACTACAAACTAGTGACTTTATAATTCGTCATGCTAATAATAAAGATAGTATTTATTTGAATGCAAATAAAGTAATGAATATTCATAATAATTCAATATATATTCCAGAAAAGAATTATTTCATTTACAAGATAAATGATTTTACAATTCAAGATTCAGGAGCAGGATATTCTAAAAATCAAGATATATATATTGATGGATCTGAATCAGTAACTAAAGCTTACATATCAGAATTAGATAATACTCCATTTAGAGGAATAAAAGCAATTAATACTGATGAAACATCTATTATTGTGGAAAAGACTGATCCCTCTATTGTAAATGGTGAAGTTATTAAAGATTCAATAAATAATATCGATGATGAATTTAATAATGGATACTATGATAAAATAACATCCGATGGAATAACTAAATATGCAATAAATGGAAAAGATAAAGAAGATTATATTTACACAGCGTATAGATATGATAATCTTGAAGATGCTGATCGAAATAAATCATTTACACATCCAAAGACTGATTATGATATAATAGAAGATGTTATAGATCCGATTAGTGGAGTAATTCCAATATCAGATAATATTCCACCAAATCAATCTGATAGGAATGAATTTCAATTCTTATTAAGAGAAAGAATATGTAATAATGGTAGTGATATTGAAGGATATAATTTTGAAATACTTCCATATGATACACAAGATTGGAAATATGGAAAAATAAATGATTATGTAATAATAAATAATGATCCTAATTTTAATGGTCATAGAACAGCATATAGAATTAGATCATTTAGTGGTGGAAATAGATATATATACGACTCTCCAATTATTGTTGATAGAGAATGGAATAAATTTCATATTGATTTTTGTAATATAGATTCATATAACCTTCCTTCATTACAAGATATTTATGAAGGACTTGATTTCAGTAATTATAAATCATTTAGAGATATAGAGAAAGATATCTCATTAAATAAATTTAATAAAAAAATAAATCTACAAGTTGGAACTAAAACTTATATTCATCAGATTAAGATATCTGATATCAGTGTATATAATTACACATTAAAACAATGGGAAGATTTATCTGATAATAGTAAATGGACATTAGATTTATTTGAGTACGGATTTGAATTAATATATCATAATGACGAAATGCATAATTACGACATGAGACTTTATTTAAATAAATCAGCATATACTCAAATTAAAAATGAAAATCTAAAACGTAATGCTATAGTAAGTATTAAATCATCGATAGTTGATAAAGTAATTACAGATCCAATCAATATTTCAATCAATACAAATAATAACGTTAAAATCAGAAAATTATTACCGTTTGAACAGAGAGAAACTTTTACGTTAGGAAAATCATATGGATATGAAATTAATTTTAAATTAGCAAATTATATGCATTATAAAAATGAAATACATTTAGAAGATATTAAGATATTTAATAAATCAGCAAATAGATTTGAAAATCTATTAGATACAAATTTATTTGAAGTTAGATTTAAAGATGATAAAGCATATAGTAGGGGATATGAAAATCAAACTAGAATAGTTAGTTCTGTAGTAGCCAAAATGGGTGATGAATTCGTAAATGGTGACGTTTGGTGTTATAATGAATTCTACGATACACATGTTTTTGGAACTGTAACTACAGATATGTCAAATAACGGTTCTGGAATATTAACATTTAAACCATTACATTTTATAAATCCTCCGAAAGAAAATTTAACACTACAATTTGATTGTTACCAACGAGATTCACAATCTAAGAAACAATGTGGTAGAATTAATATTGAATTTGTAACAGAAAAAGTAGAGGTTTATGGTGATGGCTATATTCATAATGTAACTAATAGACTAGCTCCTGTACCTGAAGAATTTAAAATTATATGTCTATATAATTTATACGAAGAAACTGAATATGAAGTTATTATATCTAAAACTCCAAGAGTATATACATTTTTAGATTCTAGATGGATAATGAGTCCAAAACTACATATATCAGATTATCAAATTCCTGCTGATAGAATTTACCTAATGACAGAAAGAGGAAGATTTCCACTAGTTAATCCTAGTACAGAAAAACCTTCACTATTAGTTGAAGAAACTTCTGATGGTACGGATATAACATTTCTAAATCTATATAAAGCTTATGAGAAGTTAGAATTTCATATAGTTCCTTATCCAATGAGATCTGTCTATACGCAATATATAGTTCCAGCTAACGGATATATTGATTTGACAGGTAAACTAAATAAGCCATTAAATAAAAAATATTATGAATTTTGGATGAATGGAAGATTACTTGATGATGAAGTAACTATAATAACTCCAACTAAATTAATTCTACATGGTTTACAATCATTACGTAATTTCGAAATAGTAGAAATTAATCGTGATAGTCATGAATATTTTAGTGATAATTTTATTGATGTAGAATTTACAAAATATGATAGACCTTATCTAAGATATAATCTAACAACTTATTTAGATGATGCTCTTACAGGTGATTTAGAAGGAGATAATTATACATTAGAAGAACAAGAAGCTTTACTAAGTCCAGTTTGGAAACAAGTATCAGTTGATGATGAAAATTTTAAAAAGTATCCAATTAATACAGATATAGAAAGAGATATATTAACAAGAGTAGAAGAAACTGATACGTTAGATCAGATATCAGAAGCAATCTATCAGTATATAGTTATCAATACTCCAACTATAGAAGGTAGACCATTTGCTGATAGGAATATGACATTGGAGCAATTTAAATATAAACCAATAACAGATGAAATGATAGTCGATATGTTAAATGAGGTATGGTCAGAAGAAATAGAAAATAATATTATTGGTGAAAGATCTATAATTGGTTCGAATGATTGGTATGGCTTTGCTACTAAAATGTATAACGAATTTGGTGAATTAGTAACTAATATTAGTGAAGCAGCATATTTCATAACTGATGACAATATATTGAAAATTGATAATAATGAAAAAGATTCAAGAATCATTAGAAAAGAAAAAGAATATGATTTAGATTAAAAAAAAATAATATAAATATAACCATGAAGACTTTTAAAAGTCTTCATGGTTATATGATTTAATTTATGATTATGATTCTATGACTGGTTGGCTTGGATCATCACAAATAATATTATTTGCATATTTTGCCATTTTCTCGAGAAACTCTGCTTTAGCTTCTTCAGGCAATTTTTCAGGATCATTGAAAATATTATTAATTAATGATTCTAATAAGATAGCATTACAGTTAAGAATGTATTTCGTAATATCATCTCTGATACTAAGTAATAGTTTCTTTGTCTTTTTCTTATTAGAAATATTATCCACCAGATCTTTAATGTCTTCTAAAGATTCTTTAATATCATTTAATTCTTTTTTATCGGTATCATTATTTGTAGTTAAATAAGATACTAATTTAGTTTTAAAATCTAATATGTCTGAAACTAACATATTAGATTTTATCAACTTATCGATGATATTATCAATCTCATTCTTATCAGGATTATAAGTGCCAACACTAATTTCATTAACTATATTAGTCATAATAAATAATGACTCCTTTCAATATTATTTGTATACATATATAATATATCATTTCAGTTTAATAGAGTTTACAAATATTTAAAATTTTTTATATAAGTATATAATCAAGGAAGGATGTGTTTATTTATCATGAATTGGAACGACATAATGACAGATATTTACAATACTATTGGCACACCTTTAATATTAGGATTAATTGGATTTGTAGCGTATATAGGAACTAAAATTTTTAAACAAGTTAAAATTTTATTATCAGCTAAAATAGAATTAATGTCGATTACATCAGAAAATAGAATTAGAGAGCAAGTTTATAATATTTTAGATTCATTAGTAGAAGCAGCGGTAGCTTCTAACATGCCAATAGCAGAAACATTGAAGAAACGAAATAATGGAAAATTAGAAGCAACTGATATTAAAGAATTACAAAATTCATGTAAACAATTAGTAGAACATTCATTACCATCTTCACTATTACAAGAAGATAGTTCAACGTTAAATATTATTGGTGGTAAAGATAAGCTAGAATCAATGGTTAGTACATTAATTGAAAAACATGTTTACGAGTATCATAATAAATGTAATAAATGTAGCAACTGTGCATAATTAGTTAATAAATATATTAAGTGAGAGGCAAAGAACCTCTCACTTAATATATTAAAATTTTAATATAATTTTTTATATTATATAGAAAGGAATTGATTTTAAATTGAAAATTGATATATTAGATATTGATAAATTAGTTGATGTTAATAATTTAAAAGAAGTCACATCATCGCATTTATTTAGTACCAAGATGACTTTCGATGATAATGGTTTATTATCAAATTCAATATTTGGTATTAGTAGATCAGATAGACTTTCTACGTATGCATATATTGATTTAAGAAAACATTTTATTCATCCACACATATATGCAAACGTAATGAAGAATGGTATTTTCCGAGATATAATTTATTTAATTTCAGGACAGAAAAAATTTTCTATACAAGATAATTTTATAGTTAGAGATTCCACCTCACCAAATGCATGGACTGGATTAGATGAATTATATGATCATTGGGATGAGATTGACTGGAATCAGAAGAAGTCACAAAATTTGATAAATAAAGACATATTAATGAAATTAACGAAAAAGCAAGTATTCATAGATAAGCTATTAGTTTGTCCACCTTCGTATCGAGACGTTATGTTATCAGGAACGGTCGACTCATCAGATTATGTTAATGAATTAAATAATTTATATACAGCAGTAATACGTAACGTTGCTCTCTTATCACAAGGAGGTATTTTTGCACGTAAACAATTTGCTACCCAATCAAAAATTCAATCATTATTAGTTGACATATTTAGTTATTTTAGTGGCTTATTAGCAAAAAAACAAGGATTAATTCGTAGGTCATTAATGGGTAAAACAACTGATTGGGGAGTTAGATCTGTTATTGCAGCTCCTCTTTATAATCATGATAAAATTTCAGATTCCATGGTAAGTCTAACAGAATCAGCTATACCAATTGCTCAGTGTGCTTCTACATTCCATCCATTCATAAGAGCTTATATTAAAAATTTCTTTACTAATAATTACATTAATACTTCTCAGACAATACCATATATTGTTAAAGAGACTGGAGAGATTGCAAGTGGAACTGTAGTAGATCCTGATTTACAATTCTCAGATAAGAATATTAATAAAATGATAAATAATTTCATACTAAATCCAGATAGTAGATTTGATCCAATCATAATAAAGATCCAATTAAATTCATCTAAAAAGAATAAAGAAGTTGTAGACGTATATACTTATTTTAAAGGAAAAGAAATTTTACCCAATAACGTTTATAAAGAATTAAATAGACCATTAACTGTAGTAGATATAATGTATTTAGCATGTTATCACACATGTAAAAATAGACATGTTATGATATCGAGATATCCAGTTGGTATAGATAAAGGAATATTCTTTACTAAGATAAATGTTGCAACAACACAAGAGCATCAGCATATTCTTTATAATGGAGAAGAATATAAATTCTATCCGAAAGTATATGTACAACCAAATGATGCTATAAGATCAGCTTTTCCGAATATGGAAGAAACAAAACTTACAAATGAAGATGTAGCAAAATTTTTTATTGATACTACAAAAGTTGCTTCATCTCATCTGCGAGTTATGAGTGGTGACAACCGTATCGTAGTCACAGTATACAGTAATGTATATTAAAAAAGTTGGTGAATACTTAACAAGTAGTGTAGCCTATCGTGGATAGGCTGCTAACGGTAGGAGTTAAATAAATTTGGGATGAGAACTAACTCAGCTCATCTACTATAAACAAAATGAATACACTCCGTAAGAGAACCTTAGGTCTTATAAATTATTTTATTTATAAGATAGCTGGTAATACCGTGTCAAGCTCAATATTAAAAAAATAATATTGAGAAGATGTAGAGACTAAAAAATTGAAGCAGAAATGAATCTGCTTCAATTGAGAGGAATATAGAAATGAAAACTATATTTCGTAGTGCCAACCGCCAATAATATAGTTTAATTATATTATTGGATGAAGATATAGTCCATCTTAATAGAAATATTAAGCTAAATAAATATTAATCTGTATAAATTAATTTTGGTAATATTTCAAAGTCAGAAAAATATTCATTATTATTTTTATCTATATATTGTGATACTGAATTATAGAGTCCATTATAAAAAGCTAATTTTTTATTAGATATTTTCTTTCTTGGATCTATTTCGTTATTATTATACATATTGAGAATCGTTTCACGTTTTTCTTTATCAATATAAAATATAAACCAACCTTTGTATGAAGAAGCTCCTCTATTAGCATTCTTAATCATATCTTTAGTAGAATTCATATAGTCTCCAAATAATTTCATTGCTTCTGAGAATATAATTTTTTTCTCATTAAGATTAATACAAATAATTGGATCTGATCTAACTCGTTTATATGAAGCACTAGCTCTTCTAATAACTTTCTGTACAGAATTACCTGCTTTAATTAGATTATATCCATAATTTGGATCTTTTGTTTTATAAAGATCAATGAAATATTGTTCAACTTTATTATGATTTTCTTTAACAGTTTCTGCTAATGGATACATTATGAAATTATCTATTCCTTCTTCAAACATAGCTTTTATAATTGGTCTTAACGTTTTACTAGATGAAGTAGTTCCTTCAATAGCTTTATTATATTCATAAATATAATCTGAAGCTCTTTGTCTAATTTGTCTAATAGTTGGCTCACAAGTATCACGAATCCATTTTGCGTATGTAGCTCCAATATATTTTTTTCCATTGATTTTATTTTCTATACAATATACACATCCAAATTGCTCAGCAAATATAGGAATTTTATATTGTGGCTCAATATCTTTACTAACAAGAAATTTTGCAATAATTTCTTGGTTACGTCTACGCTTTTCTGCACTATTATTCATATAATAACATCTCCCTCAGAGAATTTAAATATTACTAAAATTGTTGTATTGTATATAGATTTTTATTAAATACTAGTTATCTCCAGTACGACGGAGATACGGTGTCTGTAAGAGGTATTTGGTCTGACGAAGCAAATGCTGAAGCAGAAGAAATAATGAATAAAAAAGTTAGCGTGTTGAATATTAATGGTACCAATGGTAAATTTGTTATCGTTGATACATTTGATTCATCGTATGAATTAACAAAGATTGATGAAAATATAAAAGCAAATGATTTATCAAAAGAAGACATAGAAAGAGTTCTTAATTTAGAACCAGACGATATTACGTTATCTTTATTTACAGAATTTTTTGCAGCTACTGTAGATATTACTAATGGTAGAAATAATAATAGAAGAGAAAGTAAATATAAACCATGGTCAAAATTTACAGTACCAGCAAATTATTTTTATGAGAATCAACCAAAGATAGAATCTACCATTGGCAGATTTCTTTTCAATAAATTTGTATTACAATCATCTGGAATTATTCCAATCAGAAAGTATATTAACGATACCATAGGTAGTAAAATAAGAGAACTTGATGATTTGGTAGCTCGATATCTTATGGACGATAGTATTACAAAAGCACAATTTGATTCATATATTGATCATCGAGATAATTTAGCTTTCTGGTTAATAGGAGTATTATCTCATACTATTAGTCCTAAAATGGCAAAACCATTACCAAATATAGAAAATAAGAAAAAAGAACTATGGAAAAAATATGGAAAGAAAATTGAAGAACATGATTTAGATGCTATGGTGGCAATGGTAAATGAATTAATAGCTTATGCTAAAGAAGAACTAAAAGATGATCCCGGAATGAATCAATATCTTAGTGGAAATTTAAATTTTGGAAATAACTATCGTAACAACGCATTATTACGTGGACCTGTTATGAATAAGATTGATAATAGATTTGATTTTGTTTCAGCTTCATTTATGGATGGAACTGAAATTAAAGATATTCCATCTCAGTTTGCTTCCATATTAGCTGGTCAGTATCCAATGAGTATTGCAACTAAGGAATCTGGATATATTGGAAAACAATTAATTGCATTACTACAAATGATGGAAGTTGATGAACATGGTAGTGATTGTGGAACAAAAATCACAATTCCTACTATAGTATCAAAAACAAATAAAAAAGATTTAGTCTATTCATACATAAAAGAAAATGGTCAATTAAAATTATTAACTCCTGAAAATATTGATTCTTATTTAGGTAAAACAGTTCAAATGAGATCTCCTATGACTTGTATAAATGAAAATTTATGTAATATCTGTGCAGGCGAAATCTTCAACAAGCTCAACATAAAACTTGCTGGCCTCTATGCCACGCAGTTATCCTATAGCGCATTAAATCTCGGCATGAAAGCGAAACACAATAGTGCTGTAGAACTAATAACCATAGATGTTGATACTGTAATTGATGAAATATAAATAATACAAAATATAAAAACAGAGATCTTTGAAGATCTCTGTTTTTATTATTATTCATTTTTCAATTATATATTATGAATATAGCAGTAAAAATTTATACAAAAGGAGAATGATTTGTATTACGACTGAAAAACAATATCATTACAAATGCATTGGTGGTTGTGGAGCTGAAATTGATTTAGATAGATTTCATCCTTATGGATGGATCTGTGGAAAATGTAGAAAAACTACAAAATTAGTTGTTAAATGTGCTGATTGTGGAAAAGATGTTGAAGTATCTTGGAGTACATATCGAAATAAAAAATTAGATTATAAATATCGATGTGAAACATGCTACAAAGCACATATGGCACAATTAGCTATTGATAAATTTGCTAAAATGGATGAAGAACAAAGAAAGGATTATATGAAACCATGTCATGATGGAAGATATGATTGGGAAGATAGTTTAACCCAAGAAGAAAAAGATGAACGGGATCAATTTCTACTAACCATATCTGAAAATTATTATACTAATGAAACTGAAGAAGAAAAAGAAAGTCGAATCAAAAATCAAAAGAAAAGATTTGAAGATATGACTGAAGAAGAAAGAAAAGAGTATATGAAGCCAGCTATGGAAGGTAAACTTAATTGGCGAAATAATATGTCTCTAGAAGATTTATTATTAGAATCAGAAAGAAATAGATTAATTGCTTTAGCTTCTTGGGAAGGACTAGATGAAGAAGAAAGAGCTTTAAGATTACAACCTCTACGAGATGGTTGGAAAATTTGGAATGATAATTTATCTGATAATGATCGATTATTACATAATGAGAAAATTTCAAAATCAAATAAAGAAACATGGAATAATATGACAATTGAAGACCAATTAAAACGTTTACAACCACTTTGGGATGGTTGGCATAATTGGTGGAATTCATTATCAGAAGAAGAAAGAAATAGTAAGATTGATTTCTTATTAAATATATCGAAAAATTATTATGCTAATGAAACTGATGACCAACGAAGAAATAGAATATTAAATCAATCTTCCGGTGAATTAAATTATTATAAAAATGAAACTGAAGAACATAGACAGCAACGAATTGATAGTAAAATTCAATACTGGGAAAATTTATCATATGATAAATTTATAGAAATAAGATATAATAGAGCTTTAAAATATAATATGAAAAGTAATGAAGAAAAAATGAAATATATTACTAAAACTGAAATGGAATTTATGAATATATTGAATAAAGAAAATATTGAATATAAATTCCACTATTATAATACTTTTAAAGATTCTAGTTTTAGAAAATTATTTCCAATGCATCCTATAAGTAAAAGTGTATTAGTTTCACCATATCATGAGTGGGATTTCCTGATACCGAATAAATTTAAAAATGTATTTATAGATGTAGACGGAAGCTATCATGATTTTAATAATTTAGGTCCTCGAATGAATAATGACATGAAAAATTTATTTGTTCAGAATCAAGAATTTGAAGATAGTCAAAGAAAATATCAAACAGATAATTTACCTGCTTATATCATATTAGCATATGATGATAAAATAACTGATGATACTGAAGTATTAAATTTACATGATCATAGTAGAATGTCATTTCAAAAGTTTATTGTACTATTAAAGAAATTAAGCATGTATAAAAAATAAATGATATATTATAAATGTATAGTAAAATAAAATTTTATTTTACTAATTACTATATATATTAAAAAATTCATAATACTAATTTAAGGAGGCTATTAATTATGCCTGAGATTAAAGTTGAAGCAGTTTGTCCAAATTGTGGTAATCAGAATGAATTTCTTATTGATGTTAATCAGAAAATGATGATTCCAAATGTTCGTAGTAAAAAGAAACCGTTCGGATTCATTACATGTTATAGATTAACATCTGATGAAATTTCTCAATTCTTAATTGAAAAAGCTCGTAGTATAGTTCCAAATATTCGAGTAACTGTGGTTCCTCGATATACTGAAAAGAAAAGAAGACATCAGAATGATAATCTTCCAAAAACAGCATATGCTTCATTATTAATTGCTTTCAGTGAAGAAGCAATGGAAGATAAACAAGATTTTGGATGGTACGGTAAAATTGGAAGTACTGGAGCTAGTATCAGATTTAAGAAAAGTTTATTCGATATTATAATCAAAAAGTATCAGTACAATCCTAAAGATGTAGATGACTGGTTGAAAGATTTTCGAAAACTTGAATGTTTGGAAGAAAGTCTTGGAATGACGGAAGAATTTATTAAATCTTTAAAAGAAAATTGCAGACCTCGGTTAATAACTGGAAATGATGATAAGGAATGGGTAACGTTTGCAGCTAGACCAGAAGCAATAATTCAAGATATGTTAACTTCTGTTGATACTGGTAAAGTAGAAGGAGAGTTAAAGATAATGGAAGTTAATCCTATATCAAAAGATTTAGTAGAATATCTTGTGTATATAATGCCTAAACAGACAGTAAAATCACAAGATCCTAGAGTAGTTGAATTATTAAGTAAATAATAAATATAAAATATTATTTCCCTATATACATTTATTCTAAATATAGGGAAATAATATATATTAAAAATATCATTATTATTTTTTTTTTATCTAAGACAAAAGGAGAAGATTAAATATGTCTAGAATTAATGGAACAGTAGAATGGTTTGACATGAACAAAGGTTTCGGGGTAGTTAGAGGAGAAGACGACAAAACATATCGTTTCCGTTGGAGAGATATTTTACATGGAAGACTTTTTAAAGGTCTAAAAGAAGATGATATGGTTGAAATTGAACCTGCAACTGATCGTAGTGGACGTGATGTTGCTAATGATGTTGTGTTAACTAAGAAAGCATCATATCAGAGATCATCTTCTGATCATTACAGTAATCATTCTGATGACTATGATAAAGAGCATGATGTTGATTAAATAATATCAATATTCTTCATAGTATAACATTATAATCCTTCCTTAATTTAAAATCTGATATAGAATAGATGATTAATATCATCTATTCTATATCTTTAAAAAGAAAAATTATTTTTTATATATAAATAAAAGAAAGAGGAAATTTACAGATGAAAACTAAAAAGAGTAATTTACCAACTGAAGTTATTGGACTGGATGGATCTAAACAATTAATTGAACCTGAAAAACCTAAAAAGAAAACTACTACTAGAAAAAAGAAAGATGTTGAAGAAGTAAAAGAAGAAAAGAAAACTTCAACTAAAAAAACAACTACTAGCAGAGTTAGAAAGAAAAAAATTGAAGAAGTAAAAACTCCTGAACCAGAAGAAGTAAAAGTACCAACAGTTGAAGAACATACAAAAGAAGAAAAACTTCCAGAAGTAAAAGTTGAAGTAGAAAAAGTTCCAGAAGATCTTGTAGATGATGTACCTATACCTAGAGAAAGAGTTGTAGATGTAGATGCAAAAATAACTGCATATGGTGATCCTACAAAATTAGATCTCACGAAATTAGATCCTTCTCTTGCTAATTTAATTGATACACTTAGTGAAACTTTAATTAATAATCTTAGTAAAGTTTTCATTAGAGTTGAAGATGCTGAAGCTTTAGTTGTTAGCACAATTCAGAAATTAGCAATAGGAAAAATTTCAGCTCCTGAAGTACCAGAAATAAGCCAATAAATTATATATAACCCTCAACGAATCTCCGTAAAGATTCAAATAATTTAAAATCAATTAGATAAGAGACCAATTAAGGTCTCTTATCTAATTTATATTTTGTCGTTTTTTAAAATTAATAATCTAAAGATCGAGAATCAAATTGATTATTAGCAAAATCAATGAAAGGAAGATGAATATCTAATTGAGGAATTATAAATTTCTTTATACATTCCCAAATAGGTTTTTCATTTACTTCAGTAGGTAAATTTTTCCAATTAAATGTAAATGAATCATCATCTTTAAATTTCAATCTATTTTTATTACCTTCAATAATTCCATTTTCTTTTCCATATAGAATTAATGATCTTAGATTATCAAATCCTTTCTGATAATCAAATACTAAATTAAATGATATACCTTTAGAATTATTTCCTGATTGATTTGAAGATGATTTAATTGGTTCAACCATAACAGTATGACCTTCAAATCCATCAGAATCATTTGTATAATTATCAGATGGCTTCGCAACTAATTTAACTATATTATGTGGATAATACGTTAAAATTCTACCACCGGGAATTGATTCATCTTGTTTTAAAAAGTTCTGTTGTCGTGCTACTGGTATGAAAGCATTCATGCTCATGTTAGTATTAATATGATTTATTCCATAAATAATTATATTCGATTCTTTACACATTGGAAGAATATCTTTGAATAAACCTTTTAATGTACGAGCATCTCTAGCTCCTTCAGTATTACCTCTCATTGAACTAGCATCATTTAATTCTTTCGTAGTATTAGGTGTGTAAGTTTCACTAAGTACAGTTGTAATTGAATCTATAATAATTATCGTTGGTTGAAGAATATTAATCTCATTGCCGAATTCATCTGTATATGGCATTTTGATGCTTAATTCATCTTTCATGTTCATCTTCTTATACCACATATTTGCAACTGTCTTTTGAATCTCATCCAACCCAATCATTCCATTTTTAATTATATATCTGCCATTCTCAAAATAATCAGGAGTTAATTTAGTTATATTTTCACATCTGCTTGTATCAAATCTATTTTCACAATCAAAATGTACAACAGTTGAAAATGGATATTGTCTAATAATATTAGCTCCTATCTGAGCAGCTAAAGTTGTGTTATGAGTTGGAATAAAATGTTCAGTTAGATACATTTCTTCAAGATTATCTACTTTAATACAGACAGATTTTTCTTTATGGTGTAATCTAATTGAAACAATATTTGTATACTTTCTATTCATTCTCTCTTTACAATCTTTAACTTTTTCAGCTATTTTTAATTTATTAGGTATGGAAAATATTAATGGATAATCTTTATTCGGTATCCTAAATACCAAATTTCCACAATAGCCATTAACATATTTATCTTTACGAGGATCTTCATATATTTTTCCACTCCATCCTAAAGAATAAACTATTTCTAAAATCTGCTCTAATAATTTCTTAGAGCATGAGGTATAGAAAATCTTATAATGGTTATTTCGTTTATCTTTAGCTATAGAACCATCTGTATCCATAAGACCTTTTAAAAGTTCTATTCTATTTCTATAGCTATTATATATATAATCATCAGGTATAACTTTCTCTCGTGAATATGTTTTTAAAAGTTCAGGATAGTCTTTAAGTAATTCAGAATTTTTTATTCTATGACCATCATTCTTATCGTAGAAATACCAACTATGATATATTCTTTTAACATTATATCCACATAAGTCAGCTATCTTATTTGGGACGAAAGAATCATTAGCAGATATTGTTGTCACATTCATTGTAAAACAGCCATTACCGATTAAAGCTCCTAAAACATATGGATGTATTGATACTTCCTTTTCAGGAAACTTAACAAAGTTCTGTAATAATTTAATTCTATATTTATACCGAACTTGTCCATTGCTCATTCCTATTCTAGCATAATCATCTTTGATGTCTAATATATTCATAATCTTCTTTGTTAATCTTTTTTTGTTTTTTGTATAAACTTCCCAAAGATGATTTTTATCACAATAAGCTACTCTTCCATCACAGAAAGTAACTTCATATATATCCATTTTACCTTGTGGATATACTCCAATAACCTTTGTTCTGTTACCATCTCGATCAAAGATTATATCTCCTACTTTGATATCTTTCATTAGTATATAATGATTTTCGTTAGGAGCTGGAATCTTAGTAGAAATTGGTTGTCCTTTTCCGCAACCACTATTTCCAATTATCAGATTAAATGTTCCATATGATTGACCAACTCTTCTTTCTTGTGAAACTAACTGGCCTAATTCATTATGAATATTAGCAACAGTTCCAAAATAATAATCAAATAAAGGATAACCTGTTTTATGAAATGCTGTTATAGCATTCGATTGAAAGAGATTATCTTTATCATTTTCTCTTAAAGCTGCTAATAGTGGATTAAAAGTTTGAACTCTAAGTTCTTCTTGGGATGTTGAATCTGTTGATTTTTTTGACATTTACAAACTTACCTCCAAAAGATATATATTAATTATGATTAATGATTTTTTAAAAAGTTCACATAATATTTCTTTATTATATTACTTTAATAATATATAAATGAAATTTTTACAAACTAATTCTTGGTAGGTATGAGTCAGTTACATAAACAGCATTTTTCTTATCTAATATAATATTATCTAATACTCCCGGACCAATTGGTTTAATTTCTTTAATCTTATATCTATAATCTTTATTGATTGGAATTATTTCATTCTGATTATTATATATCATATTCTTAATATAGTCTACATAATAAAAAAATCCCGGATAATTATTTTTATTAGCTATAATTTCTAATGTATAATTTCTATTATATTTCATTTGTGATGGATATTTATCTTCTGGAAATTTATAATATGGAGTATAATTTATTCGAGATGGTATTTTTAAACTATATAATATTTTTTGTATTTCTTTTAATACATTTTCATCTTCATGTATTATTGTATCATTATACTGAAAATAATCTTTATCATATGCAACATCAAATATTCCACGAATAAATTGTTTTCTATCATTTAATGATGCAAACTGATATTCATATGGAATTATTGGATCTTTCTTATTGTGAGTTTTTGCATAAAAAATATAATTTGGGAAAAATTCTTCCCAAGTTATTCTTTTATCCAAATCATTTATATACGCAAAATACACTTTATTATTTTCTAATATATTTGCATAATCTACTTTATATTTATATGCAAATACATTATTACCATTAACAATATCACTTGGTAATGAAATATATTCATTTGATTGATCCCCGTAAACTAATAATATTCCAGCAATATATGGATCAGGAATCATAGGATTATATGAATCATTAAATTTAAATTCTTTTAATTCTATATTATTTCTTATCCAATTCAAATCTTCATTTAGTTGACTAATATATCCATTTCCTATATAGGTAAAATCATCATAGCCTATTAATTGGGATCTGTTATCATCATATATTACATTACAAATTAAATCATATTTTATAGGTATTACTTTTTTAACGATTAAATATTCATCTGATAAATAATCATATAATTTATCATAAGGATATAATTTATTAGTTGACTTTATTCCTTTACTTGTTAGAACTTTTATCTCATGATATTTATTTCCATAAATCATATTTTTTCTTCTCCTTTACGTAAAAAATGTTCAATATATTAATTCAAAGTTTTTAACAAGGATATTAAAATACCAATTTTTTATTATTTTATTTATAAAGGAGCATTTTATTAAAATGAGCAAAGAAACTGAAAATATATCTTCTTCCATGTATAGTATATATGAAAAATTAATGAAAGAAAAAGCTGATAAAAAAGAAGCTAAAAAGAAAAAGAAATTAGAAGAAAAATTACTAAAACAAGAGAAGAAAAAATCTAAAGAAGATAAAGAACAAGAATACAGAAATAATCTCGATAAATGGGAAGAATCTTTATATAATCTAACAGGTGAAGAAATCGAATATACTGAAAAGCCTAAAAAGAAAAAGAAATATACTAAATGGATCAATGCAGAAGATGGTAGTAGTATAAATTTAATTAAGAAGCAGAAAAAGAAGAAAAAGATTAATCATAAAAAAGATTTTGAAAAAGATATCGAAATTGCTCAATCTTATTTATCAGAGCAGAATAAAATAAATGCTGATCTATTAAAAAGATTTAATCTAATTGCTGGTCCTGCTGATAAGAATGCAGTTCCATTAAGTAAAACAACTGTTGATTTATTATCTGTATTAATGAGTGGAAGAGCTAATTCTTTAGGTATCATTAGAGAAATTGGTAATTTGAAAAAAATTAGTGCTGATTTGGATATTAAAGAAAAACAATTAGAATTGAAAAAATTTGGTAATGAAGAAAATGATGATAATTTAGCACTGTCAGGATCTGATATGATTACATCAATCTTCAATAATAATATTAATAATAATCAATTAGCTAACACTAATCAATCAAACGCAATGTTTGATAGTATTCAATCAGTAAATAATGCTCAATGGACTGGTCCAGAATTAGAATCAAATTACGTCAAGTATGAAAATATTCCACATAAAGTAGTTGTAGAAAAAAAATCTGATACTGGAGATATGAGATTTAAAGCTGTTAGAACTGATACAGGTGAAGAAATAGATGATTACCCGTTACCAATAGTAAAAATGGATAAATTAAAAATAAATGAAGAAAATAAAGTTGCAAAAGGACCTTATGATGAATTATATCCGTTAGAAATTGTAAATTAAAGGAGATGATTTATTATGCCTTCTTCTAGTATAAAAGAAATTAATCCAATACAATTAGTATTTTCTGATATAAGTAAAATTTTAGAATTTATAGAATTTAAAGATAAAATAAAAGCTAAAGAAAATGAAACTGATGAAAGTATTAAATTAGCAGAAATATATTTAGCTGCTAAAATAGAAAATGATAATTATTTAAGATATCATAATTGGTGGACTAAGGAAATGTTCTTGGAAATTATACCAACAGCACGTTTACAAGATATTATGCATTTCATGCAAGAACCATATTCAGTTCCATTAAATTTCCAAGAAGAATTATTAATAAAAGGAAGAGAAAAATTTTTAGAAACTTTCGAAGAACAAAATAACTACTATAGGACTTTGATGGGTCTTCCACCATATAACGAAAGTAAAAGTAATTATATTTATCTAAGTGAAGAATTACAAAATGAATATCAAGTTGGTAACGTTCCAGTACACGAATTATCAGAAATGATTCAGAATAATTATATGAATACTGATGAATATAAACAAGTATTGGAAGATAATCCGGATAAAGAATATTTAAAATATTTAGGATACTATAAAATAGATCTATTCACAGCAAGAAAAGCAAAAGATTTTGAAATTATTAGATATCCTAAGAATCGATCTGACATTAATCCAAATTTATTAAAAGTATTTGCCCAGTTATATGATAATTATCGTGAGTATGTAGTTGTGGCATTATACAATGAACGATTAGAAGATGTATATAGTAATTATAGAACTTTCATGAAGTTGTTAATACAGACATTTGTATTATTGCATATAAATAATAAATGCATAGAAGCTTCCATAGATCATAACTATTTAGATGATACAGTAATTTATACTCTATTATCCATGTATGGAATAAATGAAAATTTATTATTATCTAAAGAGACAAAAAGAAAATTAGCTACTCATATTAGACAACTAATAGAAAAGAAAGCTACTAGTGATGTTTATTATGAATTAATAAATATATTAGGCTATCAAGATGTCACAATTAATAAATTATTATTAATGAAAGGCCAAGACTTTAAAGATGGTAAAGCATTAGATACAAATACACCATATTTTTTAAAAGTCGATATTAAAGATGATGATTTATATAAGACAATTAAAAATGGAAATTATGCAATTTATCAATATCATGATATTATTGATAATGATCCAACATGGTGGAATTTAAGTGACGTACAAGAAATAATTAATAAAAGTGAATATACAATATCTGATTCTAAATATATTACAATTGATGCGACTATACATCAAATGCAATATATGTTAGAATCGATATTTTTTATACGAATGATATTAGATAATAAATATTCTACTAATGATTTTAAAATTCAAATTCCAGAATTATTTCAAGAAGATATTAGTATATTTGATATTATAATATTTATTATTAGTGCTACATGTATGGCTAATAGTTTAAGTGGTGAAATTTTACATTCTGATTTCATATATGGATATTATCATAACAATAAATTTTATACATCAGATGAATATGTAAAATTATGTATTAAAGATATTATGAAATTTTATGTTGATATTCCATCAGGAGAAATATATAAATATAATAATTCTGATGATACATTTTTTACAGTAACTAATATAGTTCAACAAGATCAATTATTAGCAATGAGCGGATTTAATTTTGATTTAAATATTCCTGATTTATTAGAGTATATTGATAATAGTGAATATTTGGAAAAAGAAAAATTATTATCTTTTATTACAAATTTAACTATGGAAGATATTCATGATATTGGCAGAATATATAATTTAGTAATAATTCCACTGAGAGAATGGTTAGAAAAGAAAATAGTTAAAGCTGTAGATAGAAAAGAATATATTGAATATGAAAATATTTATAGAGCATTATTTACATATGATGCAACAAAGAATACATTCTACAATGAACATGAAATGCCTTTAGAAATTATTCGAAAGAAATATAATTTAACAGATGATGAATTATTAGCATTTCAATATTTCTATCCACATAATTTAGACAATACTGCTGTAACAACTGATACCAATGGAGTAATACATGACACTAATGATAGATATTCATTTCCATTTTTAAAATATAATAATGAGATAGATTGGTTTATTCGTGTAACTGTAAATACTCCATATGGTGAGGATGATAGAGGTTTTGTATATTTTTATGATATTTTAAATTCCGATAATATTCAATTATTAACTAATACAAATGGAAATAGAATTTTTATGGACTATATTGATGAAGAAGTTGGATGGGAAGTTAATCAGCTAGCTGTTGATAAAGCAATAGAATTAATAAATAATTTACCAGAGAATGGACTTCATGATGCATACTTCCAAGTTTATACACCAATTCCAAATTCAAAAGGAAAAGAATTTTTACAAAATGAAAAACTTCCATCTATATTAAGAGTCGGAAATACATATAAAAATATTTTAATCGATAAAATAAAAATGGATATGAATGGTCTGTCAGAACCACCAAAAACATACACTGAATATTTATATAGACAGAATACAAATTTATATGATTTATTAGTAAAAGATGATAGATTTAGATATAATAAAGAAGCATGGTTAAATGATATATCGATTATTATTAATCACTTAGAAGTAGAATTAGGTTTACAATTAAAATATTTTGAACAATATGCTCTAGGAGAAGAATTATTCTTTAAACCATTAATTACTTTGATTAAACGATTTAAAAGTAATTTAATTAATATTGCTAGAACAGGATTAAAGTATGTATTTGATGATAAAATCGATACAGGTGGAAATAGTAATATTATACAACTTTTTGATGAAGTATCCTTCATTACTCATTTTATTACACTTGGAAATGAAGATTCATCATCACTATTAGAATTATATGATTCTTTATTATCTACAATAAGAAAGTTAATAATTCATGATAAGTCATCTCAGATCATACAAAATATCAATGGAATTAAAGTAATTAAACGAGATGATAGTTGTGGATCATTAAGATTAGTCGATGAAATGAAATTTTTTAAAAATGGAGAAAATATAGATCCTGATGGACAATCGTCCTATTGGAATGTAGATGAAGAAACTATTGGAAGATGGGAAGATTATAAAAATTTTGAAATGCGAAATTATAAAGATCGAATAAAAATAAAAAATTAAAATATCATATCAAGAGTTAGGAAATTACTTCCTAACTCTTGATATTTATTATTTGTTAAACTTCTGTAAATTCAACATAAGGAACTTCTTCTACATCTGAGTATTCTGCTTCAATAGCATTTTCATCTGTAGAAGAAGTATTAGTTTCATCAGAATTTTCAGATACAGTATTTCTACCATTAGCGAAGAAATATGCACCAACAGCGGAAGCTGCTATTATTAATACAGCTGAACTTCCATATATTAATGCACACTTCTTCTTGATGCTAGAATATATCTCTTTTCCTGACTTAACTAATCCCTTCACTGTTTCTGCTGTCATTATATTACATGCCATTCCATTTTCCCCAAATATGTATTCGGGTATTTTCTTGATCTCAATTTTAGCGTTGAGATCAACAGTCTTAGTATGCTGCGGAATGTTTGTAATATCATCAGGACTGTTATTGTTGTTATGATATTCGGCAGCGATTAATTTCTGTAATTTATCAGCTAAATACATAAGCTGATTCATTTCTTTCTCAGAAATATCATACTCACCGAAAAGCATTTTAATTGATTTCTTATCTGATGACTCGATAACTCTTGCTCCAAGAGCTAACGGTATCAGCATATAATTGAATGGAACGATGACTTTCGTTACTAACTGATCATCCGTCATTACTTTATTCAATAATAATGGTACTTTGTTATCGACAAAATACATCATATCAAATAAAACGTCAGAAATACTTCTCTTGTCATCGTCATGAATCCCAAATACTTTTTTAACAAAATTTAACATTGTACAATTTTCCTCCTATGAAAATTATATTTTTTAAATATTAAATATTAAGCAAAATTCTTTAATAATCTCATTAATAGAATTAAATGTTTTATTTAATTCCTTATCCTGAATCTTACCTTTAACTACATAATTAGAAATATTACCTTTCATTTCAAATTCAATTGTTGCTTCAAAACTGATATTACTTTTTAATTCTATGCCATTTAAATATAATGATGCACATATCTTTTTCTTTAGTACATCTATTAATGATGGCTTTTCAAAAGTATATTCGTAAATCACAATATCCAAAGGTAAATTCTTATTATTGTAGATAAAAGTAAACTGCGTACGAATTTGTTTTTTATCATTAATGAATATCTTTGGTTCTTTTAAAAGGTTTTCGTCATTAAATGACATCTCTCCTTTTTCAGAACATTTTATTAGTATAGACAAAATAGTCTACCTCCTTATATTCTTTTGCTTATATATATAATATATCGTTATAAATATAAGCACTTTTTAAATGATTAAAGAATGATAAAAATGATTATAGAGGATCCTTCATTAGAAAGGATCCTCTATAATTTTATTAATGTAAATTTTTAAGATAATCTTGTATATCATTATAATTAACAACATCATCAGAAATTGAAGTATTATAATGATAATAATATCTCTGAATTCTATATGAACCTGTTGGTAGACTTGGATAGATTTTAAAGTATCCTTTATGATATCTTAAAATTAGTCCGTGATTTAAACCACTAGATTCATAGACATCAATTGGTTTCTCAGGAAATAAATTAACGATGTCATTTACATTATCATTCCTTAACCACATTTATACCATCTACTTATCAATTAGATTACCAGATGGATCCTTTCTAATTTTGGTCTGTAAATAATCAGGAGTACCTGATTTAGCACGAACTTCAACATGATCCTGAGTTGTAATTTCAGTAGTACCAAGAAATTCTTGAGTTTCCGGATTTCTCACGTTTACAGTTCTTGTCTTTCCTTCCTGCTCAGTGAGGTAGATGGATCCCTGAAAATCTGGCTGTGTGGGAAGATCAAATTTCTTTCCACATCTAATCCATTCTTCTACTATTACTGGAATAGCCTGTGATAAGCCAGCTGTACAAATTTCTGTAGAATCTAACTTATCAACTTCACTCTTCTGAGGATACTTAGCTTTATCTAATGTTTTCTTCAAATCAGAACGAATAAGTTCAGAAACATTGACAGTTCCAGATTCCTGACCATTCTTATCATATGTTTTGATATTGAAGGTAGTATCATTAGATATTGCTGAAACTAAGTCTCCAAAATTGCTCTTGGAGAATGAACCTTTTCCAGTAACTGTTGAATGGATCTTGTCCTCACCTTTGATATCACCTAATACGTCATTCATTAACTTTGACATGATAAAAACTTCCTCCTAAAAATAATTATAGTTTAAATATTGAATTACATTAATATTTGGATATATTTTATAAATAATTAATATACCTAAAGATTACTTTAATTCTACAGTAATAATATATCATTATTTTTATTAGAAGTTTTTTACAGAGAAATCAATAAAATATTTAAATTGATACTTTTTATTTATATAAATAAAAAGTATCAATTTATTATAATGAAATATTATAACTAATATTTCGATAGATCCAAAAGGACTGAATATTTTTTATCGATCTCTGATGTCTTATCAGACAAATCTGAAAGCGTTTCATGAATCTTTTTAATATTTTCTTTAATACGGTCATCGACATTAATTCCTTTATCAACTAATAAATCAAGATTAGTATCTAAGATTAAAAGTAAAGCTGTATCTATTATATTACGATGCTTTAATTCGATTAATTCAATTTGTTGTTCAATATCTTCTTTATGTTTTAATAAATTACTGCTTTTATCAATTTTAGTTGTAAGATTATCTTGCTTCTTTTGTAAGATTACAGTTACTACAGTAGTAATTGCAGCTATTATAGCTAAAATGATTTGTGCTATATATTCCATGATGTCTATAGTCACCTCTTCTTGTAAGTAATTTGGATTATTAAATTAATCCATGTGATGATTGAGATGAATGTTCTCGTTCCTCATTTATAAATGTATAATATTTTAAACGTAATTTATACATGAAAAAATGATTCAATAAGAAAAATATTAAAATCAAACACATTACTCCACCACAAACAAAATTAAATACCCATAAATATTTCACAATTGTTCTACGTGTATAAATCATGTAGAGTAATTTTTTATCATTATCAATATTCCATTTAAAATAAATATTTGCTTCATATTTATTGTTTTCAAATGTTGTTTGTCCTTCTGATGTTGATTTTAATTGTTTAATCAATTCTGGATAGTTCTTAATATTCATATTTGGATCAGAGTCATCTAATATTATTGAAAATACTGAATTAAAATCTTCATCGTAAATTTCAATTCTCTTATATGCTTCTGGTCTGTAATGTTTAAAATGTTTGGAAAATTCTTCTCTATTAGACAGTATTAAATTGTCATTTAACATCATTGCTTCTTTCGAAGAATTTTCTAATTCTTTCAACTTACTATTCGTAAATTGATTCAAAAAAATTAATGATATACCAATAGTAAATACTATTAAAATATTAATATATTGATATACATTCTTATTATGCAACATAATTTATATCATCCTTCCTCAGATATATTTTAAGTATATAATTCTATTAAAAATTGGTAAATTTTGAATAAATATATATATGTAATAGAGAGCTTTTAAAGCTCTCTATTACATATTTTTTGTATTTATCTAGAATATAGTCTGTATATCATTTCAATTGAGTCTCCCGTGATTAATGTTAATGATGGTCGAATGTATAAAGTAAATAATCTGATTGCTTCGTAATCATCTTCTTCTGCATTATACCAGCCAGTAACTAAACCAAATTCATTAACTCTAGGAGTAGTATTAATTGAATTAAAATATTCTCTGCAATCTTCTTCTGATAATGACATATTCATTTCAACATATGATTCAATAGCATCTGAAGTTGTATTCGTAAATACTGTATCATCAACAGGAATTAATTCACTAGTATTATCAGTTACCCAAGCATGCACAATATGGGGAGAAGGAGTATCAAACTTTTTAACATAATATGATGTAGTTGGATATACTGAATTTGAATCATTATATGATTCTAACTTTCCATAATATTTACCAGCAGGAATAATACTAGTATCTTGAGTCATTCTAAAAGGAATTGGATTATATAATGATCGTTTCTTATAGCTAGGAGTAATAGCTGTTATATTATCCTCTCTTGCTCCACCTGATCCAACCATAAATCCAAATATGTAATTCATTGCTGATATATTGATTCCACTATTATTTGGCATGGAAGAATCATTTAGACTAGTTTCAGTATCATAATAAGATGATTTATATTTTGCTTTAGATACACCAATCTTCATCTGTGGAACTTCATCATTAAGATCTCCAACTCGTAACGGAGATTCAGAATCTAAGCCAATATTAAATAATTTATCAAATATAAATTGATAAGCCCCAATTGTAATTATATTATGCCCTCTATATAATACTTTATCAAATTCACTTCTGTAAGATTTCTGACCATACGGATTAGTATATTCAACTAAATGTCTTCCTTGTCCAAAAATCAATTCTCCTCTTAATCCTGTTAAATTTCTTTTATCTGATAATTTAAAATTATCGTGCATTGTAATAATTTGACTCATTTTTGAAAACATCCTTTCAATATAAAAATAATTTATTAATCTTTTAAATTAATGGAGTGTGAATTAACAAATGGCAAATGAACGAGATGAACAAGATGTCATAGAATATATTTGTAGGTACACTATTTCAACTTTAACTTTCACATTAGATGATGAAGAAATAGCTATTAATCCAACTGATCTCATATCAATTACCAAATTTGATAATTATGATTTACATATAAGAAGTATGTTAAAACTTTCTATACGTGTAGATAGACGTAAAAAATTATGGTTAATAAAAAATAAACGTAAAATTAGATGTAAGATAGAATTAAATATGGTTGGTGTAACTGTAAACGAAGTTTCAGGAGCTATTAGTGACGATGTACTTATAGATCAAGAAGAAATCTTCAATATGGAATTTGGTGTATTTTTTAATCAAGATGAAGAAGAAGTTGATAATGGTATAGCTAATACTAGTATATTAGTTGATGAACCTACTGATGAAAATGCTAAGGAAGATATATTTAATGAAAATTATGCTGAATTTGAAAACTATCTAGATGTATACTTATTTAATTTAGAATTATTAGATCCATCAAATGAAATTTGTAACGAAGTTTATACTAAAGATACATTGTGTAATATAGTTGCTCATATGCTAACTAAATCAAAACATAAAAAAGTTGTTATGAGTCCATTCGAAAACGATAAAGTATATAATGAATTATTAGTTCCAGCTCATCCAATGTTTGAAGCATTATGTTATTTAGAAAACTATTATGGTTTCTATAAAACAGGTGGAATGATATATTACGATCTAGATACATTATATATAGTAAATACAAATGGAAAATTAACAGCTAAACAACAAGATGAATGGGCTGAGACAACTATACTAATCAATGATCATCCACACGCAGCACCAGTAAGTGGAATGATTCGTCGAACTAATGAAAAAATAAATTATATTCAGACTGAAGAGCAAAATATTCAAATCAATAAACCATCCATAATTGATAACAATGTTATGGGTAGTGACCTAACAATGGTCACTACAGATGGAACTGAATTAGTAGAAGTAAAAGCTGATCAATCATATACAAATAAACGATATAAAAATTTAATTTATACAAAGAAAGACGATAATCAATTTGCTGCTAATATATTAGAAGCAAGAAAAGAAGAAAATGAAGCTGTTATACAGATAACAGCTACTAATTTAGATATTCGAGCATTTGCTCCCAATAAAGTATTTACATTGATATTTGATAATGAAGATAAACAAGAAAAATATGGTAAATGGAATTATAGAATTGCTCAAGCATATCATGATTTAAGACTAGAAGGATCTATGTGGACAAAATCAACTCATACTTTTATATTGAAGAAGACTGGAACTGATCATGAAGTAGAAGAATCAAATGATGATGTTGAGTAATTTTTTACATCTTGTCATTGCGGTATATAATAATATCTTTCTAAATGTATTATCTACTATATCATCATTAATAAGTGTAATATTGTCCCAATATAAATATCTAGCTAATATTGGTGTTAAAGCATATGCATATTCAGTATTTAAAATATAATCAGGTATTTCTTGTTTAGATACTACTGAATTTATATTATTTAAGTAAAATCTATCTATGTATATATCTTCAAATGAAGTATGATAAAAATCAGGTCGTAAATCAATATTGATATACTTAGTATTTACTCCATGATTACTACATCTTGTAATATTTCCAACTAATCCTTTATGTAGATAAAATTTTATATGTTTTTCATTCTTATCAGATAATTTATAATTATAAAGAGAATTAGTTAATATTAATTTTTCATTAATAATATTTTTTGTACTATTAACTTTTAATATTTTTTCTCTATAAACTTTATTAATTAGATCTCGTAATTGATTAGATAGTGTAATAATCATATTAGATGCTTTTAGATTATAAACATTTAAATCTTTTTTACTAGTGATTGATAATTGATTATAATTTCCTATTATTAATTTCTTATCATTTAATATTTGATGAGTAAAATAAATAATAGGATTTTTTAATAATTCATTATTGCTTTCATTTAATTCTATATTTGGTATGTGTGATTTAATATAGGAATTTTGTATTGGAATTAAGTATGGATCTTTAATAAGTATTATCGGAATATCATACGTACATAAACATTCAATATCATTCATCGTTAGTAATGATGAATCAAATACAATAATTATTTTATATTGCATATCTGAATGCTTTTTGATTCGTTTCCTATAAACATAATTTACTTGTTTAAATTTAGGACTTAATACAGGCATAGTATCTAGATCAACGATACGTTCATATTTATACACAAAGCCATCAAAAAAATAACAATGGTTTCCTTGAGAAGCTATATCTAAAACTTGTCTTTGATTTTTAGATAAATATAAAATTTCCTGTGGAACAAATTCTTGATACTTGATAAATTCTTTTATTATTTCATTTATTCCAGTATCGATAGTTCCAGATAATTCTATTACTTGATGATTGTATTTTTCATACCATTTAGTTAATTTATTGAAGGCTATATATTGATCATTAGTAATCATAATATTTAGACCTTCTAACTTTAAAAATATTTTAAAATATACGTAATTTGCTCAAACAATTTTAATAATTATATAAATTTTTAGTTTATTATTATAAGATAAAAAGGAGTTGTAAGTTATTATGGCACAGACATATGGTGAATTAATGACTGAAATCGTATCCTTTCCATATTCAAAAGATATGTTTGAATTGGAAAAGGAATGTGCAGAATTAGATTTAATGAATTCTTACATAGAAAATCAATTATATTTACGAGAAACTTTTGGTGAAAATGTTAATATAGATTATATGTTAGAAGCTGCCGATCAAAGTAAATTCAGTAAGGTTTTAGATAAAATAAAAGAAGTTGGCGCTAGCATAGGTAAAAGATTATGGGATCTATTTATGAGACTATTAGATATGATCAGGAGAGCAGCTTTAGCAGTCACTAATTACGTTAAAAGTAAATTTAAAAAAGAAACAATAACTGAGGCTAAGAAACTTTTAACTAGTGCTATAGCTGAAGTAAAAAGTATGAAAGAAAGTACAGATTATATGCAGGAAAAAGGTAATGATAATGGAAATGGTAATAAAGGAAGAGGATATCGAAATCAAATATTAAATGCATTTTTAGATGCATATAAAAAAGCTTGTGGCAAATATACCATTGATAGATTACCTTTCCAAGCACATTCCGATAGTGAATTAAATGAAATACTTAGACATATTAATATGTATTTTGGTAAAAGAAATTCTAATGTTGAAAATAATGATTGGTATAACTTAGAAAATTTCTTCAAAGAAGGTTATAAAACAAATGAAGATGTAATTACACTTGCAACTAAATTTTTAGATATGCTTTCACCTAAAACTTTTGATGGTGTCAATTTTGTTTTTAAAGTAGATAAAGAAATATTAGATAGTTTCCCAATAATGGAAGTAAATGATTATATAGATTCATTACATGCGATTAGTGCAAAATATACAACATTTGAAGGAATTATACGAAATGTAATAGGTTCTGGTAATAGTTTCTATGTTGCATTATTCTTAAGAACTTTACAAATGTCAGTATTTAAAATTCCTATTACAGCTACATGGTATATATTTCCATATACGGCTCTTGCAATGTTTACTTCTTATATTGCAATAATATGTGTTTTAGATTATTTGATTGATAAGGATTTATTAAATCCTAAATCTTCAGTAACTTTACAAATTGATCTAAGATCTACTGGTAGTGGAGTATATAATGCTTCAGTAAATACTCAGAATGAATTTAAGAAAACATTTGAAGATCTTCAAACAATTTTAGCTAAATTAGGTTCAGACTATGGTAAAGAATTAAAAAGACGAAATCAGGATGAATTAACTAAAATAGCAGATAATATTGCATCACCTTTGGCTTCATTGAAGCGAGGTGGACGTGCAATTTGGAATGCAACTTGCTCCAAAATTCTGAGAATGTTTAGATGGAGTCCTGATACAATAGATAGGTTTAGATCTGAAAATGTTAGAAAATCATTTGCTCTTGATATTAAGAAATATTATCAGATAGGAGTTAATATAACAACATTAATGAATGTTGCAGAATTAGTTGGTAATATGATATATGACATATCACAAGAAGTTACAAAAGCAGGTAAAAAAGCATCGAGCAATACTAATAATACTAATACTAAAAATACTAATAATAAAGATAAGAATGATGATAATAAAAATGATAATGATAAAAATAATAAAGATGGTAATTAATATATAAAATACATAAAATATTATATGTTTAAAACTTCATTATGAAGTTTTAAACATATAATCTATTTTTACCAAAAATATAATATATTTGTTTATTTGATTAAGAGAGAAGGTATAAATATGGAATTTACATTAAAAGATATCGATGATTACGATATTGATGTTAATTCGAAACGATTCAATGAAATGTGTAAATTAATAGATAATATGAATGAATATTTATATGAAAATGCATACTTAATGGAAGTTGTTAAAGCAGATGATAAAAAAACTACAATAACAAGAGCTGTTAAAGATAATTTTGATAAAACAAAATCAACAACTGCTGCTGCTTTTGGAGCAGCTAACAAAGTTGCAAAATCATTAGGATCATTATATGCTAATATGTATAAGATAGCAATGAGATGTATTTCATTCATAGCTTCTAGCATATCATTTATATTAGATGCTATAACATTGATTCCAAAACATATTGATAGATGTTTATCCAAGATAGGATCTTTAGTTGATTCTGTAGTAGCTAAAATAAGAGGTGACATAATGTTATATATTACTCATACGGATATACCAGAATTATATACTAATACATTCATAAATTATTTATTAGAATTTAAACAAATATCGGAAATGTTATTAGATGATAAAATTTGGGATATAACACAACAAGTTTTCTACACAAAGATGTTTGGATATAAAGTTGCAAATCAACATAGCGTAGCAGTTAATATGAAAGGATTATCCAATTCATTATATAATCAAGGTATTATACCAAAATTGGAAGAATTAAATAGTCGACTTAAAAATGCTAAATTTATTCGAAGTAAAATTGATATGTCATTACCGGGAAATCGATCAATATACTTAAAACATCCAAAAAGTAATTCTGATAGAATAATTAAAATAACTTATAAAGGTAAAACTACATACTATGCTTATTATTTAGATGCTATGAAAAGATTAATTGATGACGTTTCTGTAATTAAAGATGATCTGACAAGAATTCAAGAATCAGTTGGAAATAAAATATCCCAAACAGCATATCAAAATTTTGCTAACTTACCAGCAGATCTACAAAAATTACTTCAAACTATTATGGTTTATATTGCAAGTGTATGCAAAAGAACAGCAATGTTGATAACAACGATTCAAAAAGATGTTAAGACAATTGAAAATGCTGTTGATAAATTATTAGCATCTCAGAATTCTAACGAAAATATTGAAAATAATGCTAACATAAATTCAGAAGAAAGTCAAGGTGAGAATTAAAGATGAAAACTTATAATGATTTATTATTAGAATTAGAATCAATTCCATATAGTAAAGACTATATTGATATTTATAAAGAACAATCTGAATTAGAATTAATGGAATCGTATATAGAAAATCAATTATATTTAAAAGAATATTTTGATGTTGATTATAATGAAATTTTAATGGAATCATTAAATGAACAAAGTAAAGGATTATTAGAAAAAATATATGAGAAGATTTTTAATTTCTTTATGAAAATATTACGTCTAATTCGAGATGGATTAAATGCACTAATTAGTTGGTTAGATACTAATTTTAATCCTAATGAATATGAGAGAGCTTTAGCTAATGCTAAAAGAATGGGACAGGATATGAAAAATGCTGTTAAAGAAGTTGGAAAAGGTGTGGCTAAAGACTTTAAGAATGGATTGAAAACTGAATCAGCTAATAATTTTAATATCAATGATATAAATTTAAATGATTACAAAATAGATGAGAAAACTCTTAAAAATTTATATCAAGAAGAGAAGAATAATCCAAATTCTAAGATCAAAAAATTTTTTGATGATATTGAAAAATATTATAAAGAGGCTAAAAATACAGTTAATCATTTATCATTTATTCATAATAAGAAACTTAGAAAATGTATAAAAGATGGATTAGTTAAAATTAATATAAATAATTCCAAGCATATAAATTTTTTAAATTATTTTAAATATAATCTTCCAAGTAATCCTAATTTTTCTGATATTTATAATAACATATATTTGGAATTTTTGGAATTATGTTATGATTATATAAAAAATGATTACACTATTAATTTCGAGATTAAGAAATCATATAATTTTGTATGTATGAATGTGAATGATTTTATAAGTTTCATTGATTATTTAACTGAACATTTTAAAGATTATAAAGAAAATATAAATTACTGGTTAAGACAAGTAAAAATTAAAGGTGAAATAAAACATAATGGAGTTCAAGATAAAAATATAGATATGTCTGTAAAAGGAGTAAAAAAATTTGATGTAAGCGCTAGAAAAATGATAGCATTCATAATATATCAAAATATGATGAGTTATTTTGATAAGAAAAATAATAGTTTAAAAGGTAAAATAACTCGTTCTATAGATTGGGTATTACACTCAGAAAATGATAAAATAATTATTAATGTCGATAAAAAGATATATAAAAAATTACATAAGAAAGTATCATCATTTGTCAATGTTTCTGAAAAGTCAGCTGACGATATAAGAAAATATATGGATAATATTCACTTTAAACTTGTGGATGGTAAAATTAGAATAGTTGGAGTTGGCGAGTATGAATATATAAATGATAAACATTTTGAAAAATTATATTATTCATATGAAGATTTACAGAAAATTCCAAGTAAACAAATTATGGATGCTATTAGAACTTATTATGACATTAGCAATAATTTATTAAGTATCATAGATACTGATGGTAGAGTTAATACAATCATAAAAAATTTTTGCAAAGTTGTAGTAAAATATATATAAATTTTTTATATTAAATAAAAAGGAGTTGTATTATGAATGGCACAAACATATGGTGAATTAATAACTGAACTTATTGCATTGCCTCATTCAAAAGATATGTTTGAATTAGAAAAGGAATGCACAGAATTATCAATTATGGAAAAATATATCGATAATCAGATGTATTTAAGAGAAAATTTTGCTGATTTTATTAATGCTGATTATATGATGGAAGCTGCAGATGAAAGTAAATTTTCAAAAATATTAGGTAGATTAAAAGAAGGAACAGCTAATATTGGAAAACGAATTTGGGATCTAATAATGAGACTAATGGATATGATCAAGAGAGCAGCTACAGCAGTTTCTAATTGGTTTAATAAGATAATGAATAAAAAAGTATTTTCCAAATGTGCAACAATACTTTCCAAAGGACTTAGTAAAAAATCATCTGGATCAAAAACATCTAATTCAAAATCATCTAGTTCAAAAATACCTGAATCAGAATCATCTAGTGTAAAATCATCTAGTTCCAAATCTTCAAGTAAAGAAGATGAGGCAAAAACTGAAAGTGTAGTATATGAAGAAGCTGATAAAGATAGAGCAAAAGAAGCTGTTAAGAAGGATTTAAAGCGCATTATGGATGATCCTAAAATTCCAGAATATAATTTTAATGATATGGATAAAGTTTATAAAAAAATAAAATCATTATTTAATTTTGCACGGATGAATGCTTTCTTTAAATATGATAAAGGTATCATAAAAAATCCAAAATATAAAGAAGCTTTTAATGAAATTAAAGATATGCTTGTTTTAAAATCAGCAAATAGTTCAGATGGTACATCGATATATAAATTTTTAATAAATCCTACTAATGAATCTGAAGAAGCTAAATATAATAAAATGAAAGAATTTCTTGATATTTGTAAAATAGGTCCATTTATATTTAGATATGAATTTGATGAAAATAATACTAAATTACCAATAATATCCATTGAAGATTTTTGTAAAATATTAGATACTACTAAAGAGAAATTTAGAAAATTATTTAGTTCTCGTAAAGGTATATACGCTTCTATTCATGATGCTAATAGTTGGATTGGTTTAATATCAACTCTTTGTTTAATAGTATATGGTAAAACTACCGGTATATCATTTGGATCTATAGCTATGTATTCATTGATTGCATTAGTATTTGATTATATATTTTTTAAAGTTGCAGATCAAATAGCTAATATAGCATCAATACATAGAGTTGATAATCCTAAATACATTTCTAAATTTGATGTTAATCTTGAAAATGTTGGTAATAAGTTGTATGAGACAACCACATCTTATAAAAATGAAATGGAAAAATCCTTTAAAGATGCTCAGATGATATTAAAGAAATATTCCGAAAAATATAAAGATTATATAATTAATAATAATGAAATTCGTAATGTTACAAAAGATTCATTATCAAAATTTTTTGCTATGATAGGAATAAAATATGAAACTTTAGATAAATTTGATAATTTTAAAGATCCAGCTAGTTATGCAATTTATATTAAGAAATATTATGAGATAGAAGCTAATATAATGACATTAGTTAATTTATCTCAGTCTATATCAAATTTAATATATAACATGGCTAAAGAAATAATTAAAAATTATGATGGAAAAGATATACCTGCAGCAGATTAAATATACTAATTTACTATGAGGAGGTGCAACTTAATAAATGAAAACATACGCAGAGTTATTTAATGAAATACAAATATCTCCATATGGAGATGAAATGTTTCAATTACAAAAAGAATGTGCAGAATTAAACTATATGGAAGCTTATATAGAGAATCAATTATACATTAGAGAAAATTTTAAAGAACCTAATGATTTATTGGTAGAATCTTTGGATGAAGATAGATTACAAAGATTAATTACTGAAGCTGAAGATAAATCAGAATCTTGGTTTATTAAGATAAAAAATGTAATTGTATCATTTTTTAGTAGAATATTACAGTGGATTAGTAAATTCTTTAGTTGGCTAACATCGAGTGCACAAGTTAAAGAAAGAGAATTAACTGTCAATACAATATTGGAAGCTGCAAAGGAACATTTAGGAGAATCAGTACATTTTGATGATGATCAATCATATTATAATGAAGATAAAGAAATAGTCTATATGGGTGATGATGATAAAAGATTAAAAGAAACTTATAAAACAGGATTTTTTGGATCAATAATATCATTCTTTACAACGAATTATGTTAAAGAATTTGAGAAATTAGAAAAAACATCTCCAATGTCATTATCAGTATTAAAGAATGGCAAAAATAATGAAATTACAATGGACAAAATAAAAGATTTAGTTGAATATAGAAGTGATGTAAGAAACTATCCATCATGGGCCAATGTACTAGCAGCTGTAGTTAATTTTAAAGATATTACGTATATATTTAAACCTAAAACTGATGGTGTTTATTTTGTAAACATTGATGAATTTGTTAAAATTTTTGATATGTTGAATGGAATTAAAGCAGAAGCAAATACTATTACAAAAGGATTTTTTATGAGAATGATAACTGGTGGAGATGAATTAACTAAAATAGACCAGCTATTAGAAAATCATTTTAGAGAAACTTCATATCAATTTACAATATCATCAATTGATAAATTTGAAAAATTAATTAAGCAATTACAAAAAGTTTTAGTAGCTATAAAAGTTGGAGATAACACTGGAAAATTTGATTATAGAGCAACTAAAACACCAAGATTATTATTTCCCGGACGTGGTAATGCTGAAAATGAATATAAATTAGATGGTATTACAGATAGAATGGGTCATGCTATTGTAAGAGATACAGGAAATAAGGATGAACATTTCCGAGTAAATATTGAACACAATAGAGTACGAGCTTTAAAATTCTATAATAAATTTTCTAAAGCATCTGCTAATTTATTAAAAGCTATGCAATTATCACAAAAACTTTCCGATATAGTAATAAAATCAGTAAAAGGTGTAAAACAAGATTCTTCTGTTGCAAATAAATTAACCAAATAAATCAATAAAAAAAAAAAATGATAGCTCCTATTTATTAGGAGCTATCTATTTTAACATTTAATAATAAAATTTTAAAGGATATGATATAATTATGATTAATGGAATTTTACCAATTAAGAGAGTTCGAGAAGAATCGTATTGTAGAGCTTCTCAAGAATATCGTTTCAATGATAGTAATATATTAAAATAATTTATTATAAAGGAGAATTATATCATTATGAAAGATGAAATAATTTGGAATGATATAATAGAAGATGGAATATTTCTTAATTATCAAGTTAGCAATAATGGTTTGGTTAGAAATAAAATAACAGGTAAAATACTAAAGCAAGATATATCTAATTCGGGATATTATAGAGTTAGTATTTATTTCAATAAGCATGATTTTAAACATCGATCAGTACATCGTTTAGTAGCTATTGCGTTTATACCAAATCCTGAGAATAAAAGAGAAGTTAATCATATTGATGGTAATAAATTAAATAATAATGTAAGTAATTTAGAATGGGTAACACGATCAGAAAATGAAATACATGCTATGAAGACTGGATTATTTCTTAATTCTGGTTCTAATAATGCAAATAGCAAATATCTAGAATCACAAATTCATATGGTTTGTAAATTATTTGAAAATAAAGTTCCAAGTATGTTGATATCTTATATTACTAAAATAAATAAAAATACTCTTAGGAATATCAGAACTGGTAGGCAATGGAAACAAATATTTTCTCAATATACTATAATTAGTAATGAGAGGTATAGGAATATTAAATATTCTAAATTAAAGAAAATATTATTAGAATTAAATATATTTAATAATATCGATTTATCAGATTTATTATATTCTAAATATATTATAAAGAAAAAGAAATTAATAGAAGATTTAGAAGATTTAGGATATGAAATATTCATAGATTCTAGATTATATAAAGAATTATAATAATAAAATCAATTTCATCCATAAGGATATGATATAATTATGATTAATGGAATTTTACCAATTAAGAGAGTTCGAGAAGAATCGTATTGTAGAGCTTCTCAAGAATATCGTTTCAATGATATAGGCATATATAAAATTCATTCCACATCGCTTATGCCATTTATACCATTTGAAACTGCTAAAAAACAAAATGAAAATATTGATACTACAATATTTCTCAATGATGATGAAACTAAATTAACTTTAAATAAACAAACAGAGACTCAAAATTATTTAGAAACAAGATATGTGGGAAGAGCTCCTTTACAGCAATATAGTAAGTCGCAAAAAACTCCAGAAGGTGAAAAATTTATATTAAAATGTTTAGAAGGCAATCCTAACTCTGATTATAGAGTATTTGGTACAGAAGATAGTATCAGAGGATACAATAGAAGTGCGTCAGATAATAAGATATTACCGGGTGGAGGAGAACATACAAGTTAGCAAGAGTAATACTAAGGTAAAAGAAGGTGAACATTTTGAGTAATACCACTGAAATATCTACGAGTATAGTTCAAGGTAATAATGGAATAGTTAATATGAAAAGGATATATGAGACAGCAATAATATCAGATATTGATAATCCTGATAGCTAGTTATAATCATCGATTTTATAATTATATATTATATTCATAATAAATGAAATTCTTTCTTATAAAGGAGAATATGTTAAATTATGAATGATAATATAATTTGGAAAAATATAATAATAAGTGGAGTAATAACCAATTATCAAGTAAACAATATAGGTCAAGTTAGAAATAAAATAACTAATAATATATTTAAATCTGGATTAGATAAATATGGATATTCACGAGTAAGTTTATATATTAATAATAAACGATACATAAAAAAAGTTCATCGTTTAGTTGCTCAAGCTTTTATACCAAATCCAGATAACAAACCACAAGTAAATCATATTAATGGAATAAAAACTGATAATAGAGTTGAGAATCTTGAATGGTGTACATGTAAAGAAAATATACATCATGCATTTAGTATTGGATTAAAAAAAGGTAAAGAAGGATCAGAAAATGTTAATACTAAATACACAGATAAACAAATTCATGAAGTATGTAGATTACTTGAACATATGATTCCTATGAAATTGATTTCTGAAATATTAAATATTAAATATGAAACCATTAAAAATATTAAAAATCATAAAAGTTGGAAACATATATCATCTCAATATAATATAAATTCTAATTTTCAATCATATAATTTTAAACATAATTATGATGAAATTAATAATCTTTGTAAATTGTTGATATATAAAATTCCTATGAAATTAATTTCTGAGATATTAAATATTGATTATAGTGTGATTGTAAATATAAAAAATGGTTATATATGGAAATCAATTTCATCTCAATATAATATTAATTATAAAGAAAAGTATAAGTATAAAAAAATTAAATATAAAGATTTAAAAAAAATATTAATTGAATTAAATATGTTTAATGGTATAGATTTATTAGAATTATTAGAATCTAAATATATTACTCATAAAAATAAATTAATAGATGATTTAATAAAACAAGGATATGAAATATTTATAGATTCTAAATTATATATGGAATTATATAAATAATATAAATATAAAAATATTTTAGTTCTTTATCAAACTAAAATATTTTTATATTTAATATAATTTATAATAGATATTTTTTTTACTATTTAGGAGATGATTTATTTTGATTAATACTACAGAAATATCATCAAGCATTATTCAAGGTAATAATGGAATAGTTAATATGAAAAGGATATATGAGACAGCAATAATAGCTGATATTGATAATCCTGATAGCTGTTTTCGTATTCCTTTTAACGATTTCTTTTTAAAATATAAAAATGAATTAAATCATATATTAGAAACTGTAAATTTAGAAGCTTTTTGGAAACAGAGAAATAGTGATGATCCAAAAGTTTGGAATAGATGGGAAGATCGATATTTTTATAAACCAAAAACTTTTGCATATGATTATTATGGATCAATAGATCTTTGGTTAGCTGTAATAAGAGCTAATAATATGAAAAATGTATATGAATTTCATCAACCTATTATTCAAGTATACAATAGAATTAGAATACAACAATTAATTTCAATATTTAAAAAACGAGAAGAGAGGAGGAAATAATTATAAATGCCATTACCAAATGAATATATTGGAAACAGTTCTATTGGAGATCCTAATATACATTTATTAGGTGTACAATATGAAAAAAATCCTAACGCTGAATATGGATATCACATAAATAATACAGGAACTATTTGCATTACTTCAATAACACATACATTTGGAAATGTATTAGGAGTTATTGAAAAATTTCTTGTTGACTTATTTCCAATTGATTATTTTAAAACAGTATTACCAGCTACACAAATTGCTAATCGACAACTTAGACATACTCCAAGTAAATTAGCTAAACGAGAATTACCTCTGATGCTTCTTTCTCCAAGAATATCTTTTGGACAAGGTGATGATCGTTTTTTAGCAAGAACACCATTCAATGATAGAAATACTAATATTCATTCCTATTGGGGAGACGGATCTCTGGTTAATTTAGCTGACGATAAACGAAATAATATTTATATACATGGAAATTACAATAGAATGGTATTGTATATAGATGTCGTTTGTACATTTGACACATATGGTGAACAATTAAACACAACAAATTATATCTATAACATGTTTCCAATCGGACATCCTCAAAGTATTGCAACTCCTCTTGAACTTTGTATTCCCAAATCAGCATGTTCTGTAATATCTAAATTATCTAAAATTCCAATAAAGAATGATAATGATTCTGTATATGATTTTCTAACATATATGAACACAATATGGAATGGTACAATAACATACAAACTTCGTGGCGGATCTAACAATGATGAATTCTTATGGCATTATCTAACTAATTTAGATGTGACATTTCAAGATGTTCAAATGGATCAAGGTCAACGAAGTGGACAAACGATTTATAATTATAATACAACATTTACAATTAGATGTGATTTTAATACAATTGGTTTTATTAAAATAACACATCCTGATTTTAAAACATTAGTAACTGTTCCTGATAAATCAGAAAATGTAATTCATTCTATATTTACTGATACAATCAATATTAAAGACTTTAGCATACCTATGGGTTGGACTATATTATCGTGGCCAATATTTAAATTAGAGGAGTATGAACACACAATTGATATTTCTTCTATATTAAATGATTCACTTAATACATGTATTGATTATCATTTAAAAATAAATAAACCCATTGAAGATTTTATCAATATTCAATTCAGAGAAAATGGTCAAATTATTAGTAAAGAATTATTCTATGTAGATTGGGAAAATAGGATACTACATATTCTACAGCCTGATTATAAGAAAACGTATAGAATGATAATTACAGTTTGTCCAGAATATATAAATAATTTAGTCAAAACCTTATATAATTTAGATGAGTAGATTGATATACATGGAATATAATAAGAAACTTTAAAAATAAATATATCTTTAATTCTTATAGTAAAGGAGATTTATAAATTATGAATGGACTTTTTGATTTAGATCCAATATTTAATGAATCAACTAGTGATGATGACTGGTTAAATTTAGAAGTTAATATGGAAGATGCAGAATTTACAAATAAAAATTCAGCTACAAATCCTACTATGGACATTGATAAAGATGCTACTGGTGCCCACGATATTAATATTCCAATACCCGGTGGATTAAAAGAAACACCTAGTTCAAGACCAAAAGATGAACATAGTATTTCAATTCCCGGTGGTTTATCAGAAACACCAACTGCAAAACCAAAAGATGCTTCAAGTATTAGTGTTCCTTCTGGTACAACTTTATCAAGCAGCGCATATAATGATGCGTTAACTCGATTACAGAAGTCATATAAAGAAAGCATTGAAACATTGGAACTTATGAAACAAATTCCAGTAGTTGAAGAATCATATGATGGTATGTTCATTGAAGCATTTGATGGTGAAGCTAAATCAGACGTAAAGAGAATTGTTAAAGAGCTTAAATCAAAAATAACAGGTAAAGATTTTCCAGATAGTAGTAGTTGGGGAACATATAGCGGATGGAAGAATTTCCTCAGTGTAGTAAAAACTTTTATAACTCATCCAAAGATGGCTGGAAAAACTGTAAAACAGAACTGGACATCATTCAAAGCTTATGAAAAAGCTCTTACTTATAATTCATTCCAGATAGTTGGTACTGTAGCAGATACAAAATCAGTTAAAGATTCAATAGCTAAATTAAATGATAAATTTACAAATGATTTAGAAGGTTATAAAATTTTAGGATTTGAAATGAAACTTAAATATGATTCTGAAACTGTGTATGTTACTACTGTCTATGTTGATAAGAAGAATACAAATATTCTATCAACAAATTTATCAACAGCATCTAAAGAAGTTCAGAAAGCTATTAGTGGAGAAGCAAAAGATGTAAAGACAGAATCAAAATCATGTGATGATGAAGAATGTGATGGAAAAGATTGCAAGGGTAAAAAATGTAAAGGAAAAGATTGCAAAGATAAAGATTGCGAAGAAAAAGAAGAATGTGTAAAAGAATCATATGAATTAGATATAGATGATTTATTAGTATAAAAATAAAAAAAAATATATAATAAAGAATGCTTAGGAATTTTCATCCTAAGCATTCTTTATTGTTATTCTTTTTTAAATTGTGCTAGTTGGTTGAATTAATCGTTCATCGATATCTGTTTTTATTATTTCATTGCCATCTTTATCTTTGGCAATTATTTTATTATCTACCTGCTCAATTGTAATATCTGATTTTTCTTTCTCTTTAGTTTCATCTACAGAATCAATTTCAGATTTATCTTCTTTTACTTCTTCTGGTACAGAATCATTTACAGTTTCTTTAACTTCTTCTGTATCTTCAGTTTCTTCTTCATCCTGTAATTTATCAATTACTCTATTTTTCACATCTTCAAGTCTTTCTCGTAATTTTTCATTATTCTTTTCTATTTCTGCTAATTTATCATCAAATTCTTTGATATCATCTGTATGTTTATCTACTGAATTTGATTCACAAACTTCTGGTTGTTTTTCTTTCTTAAGCTTAGATACCATAGATTTTACAGTATCCATTAAATTTGAGAAATCAGCCTGATACTTCTTTTCAAATACATTGTGTTTTTTGTCATAAAATTTCATAATTAATTTTACCTTCCTTTTTTAAAAATATTATCTGTAAATAAAATATAATCCTACTAAGACAACAACTACCATGATTATGTCATATAATGAATCAGTCTCAATCATTATCAACACTGCTCCTTTTCTGTTTATAAATAAATATTAATTCTTTATTTTTATAAAATTCAATTTCATATGATAAATTCATTAGTAACATAAATCTACTGAAAATTTGTGCACTTAATTGTTTTCCTTTTAATGCAGAAAACATATTGTTTATTGTATAATCGTCTAATTCATTACAGTGAAGATCTAATTTATTTATGTTTAATTTTTCAATTAAAGATTTAATAATATACTTAAACAAATCTTTATTACCAAATATAACATCAGGATATTTATGTTGTAAAATTATCTCATTATTGTTATATATTTTGATTATATAATTTAATTTAAATATGTCATTTATCCAAATCTTCCACCTATGATTACGCATAAATGCAATCTTAAGTAATGAATCATAGCAATTATTAATAATATTTTCAGGAATACTAGTATTCATGTTATATAAATCTATCATATTTATATTCATTAGATTTATTATGCTCTTAATACATTGAGTAAATAAATTATCAGTTTCATAAATTTCTGGTTTCAACAAATAATTCATTTCAGAAACTTTTCTATTATAAATGATTTCATCAGCTTTTTCTTTTGTTATAGCATTACTCATATCATCTAACGATACAGTTATTATATCATTTGGATAATATTTACGAATACTAAATTTTGTTATTATTTTTCTCTTCCCGTTATATATTGGAAAGAAACCTAAATCTGGACAACTTCTGTCATACTTGGTTGAATAAATAAATAGCTGATTATTTTCATCATAATATAATTTTCCTTCAACCATATTAGTGCATATTTTTCCTTCTACTTCGAAAGTTTTATTTTCAGATGGAAAAATTCCAATACACATATCCTTTATTATCTCCTATACTTATTTTTTGTGTCAACCGGACGAAAATACAATCGTAAATAAATATCTAACGTCATACTATTGATGTCTGAGTGTTTCAGTACCCAAACCAGTGAGTATAATTCATCATATGATAAAATAGCATCATGATTTCCACCATTACTGTCAATCAATGACACTAATATGCCTTCACAAGGTTCATCATCATTATTTGTTGCAACATGAGGACTTAGTATTACATCATCAAAAGATGATTCAACCATATGAATATATTTTTTACTATTATTTTCGTCTAATGATATTTTTCCATTTTCATCGAAATGAAATAAATCGGGACTTTTAATTTCCAATAATAACATATCTAAAGCATTAAGAAAATGAGGAAATGTTAATAAATTAAATGTAGTACTTCGTTTTTTATTATCCTCTTTAATTTTCTTTTCAGACTCTATCAATACAGGATTAATATCCTTATTTTCTTTTTTCTCTAATATAATAATTCTTATATCAGGATAAAATTGTGTATCTAAATAATTCTTATAATCATATAAGAATCGTTTCTCAAAATTTTGTCCTCTGGGTATTTCTAACTTAACTAACATTTTATCTGGTAAATAAAATAAAGTATATCTTATTTTATCTAGATGATTAGGATTGCCCATATGAGTACGATGCTCTCCTTTATTGTTACCATTATTATTCTTCTTTGACATTATTCTCATCTTCCTTCATTAAGAATTTTTCCTCATCAAATTTTCTATACTTATCACGTGGATCCTCATCTACAATTATTTCGAACGGATTGCATGATACACCATAAATTTTAATTTTATCCTTACCAAATTCAAATAATTTATCCAATACTTCATTGTATTGAATATCATTTTCACATTTGATATGAAATTCTTCACCATCAAATTCTGTTGGAAATTTATCTAATAATTTAGATAATTCATAATGCTTTTTATTCTCATATAATGAATCATCAAAATACATTGAT